ACTGGCGGACAAGCGGCATGTATTCACCATCTGCCAAGGGAATGTCGGTACCGATACGTTTCAGCCGATCAGTGGCAGCGATGAAGTCATATTCTTCATGGCAACTTTTACCATTTTGATCGGTGTAATAGTCTGCGGAGCTCGGACATCTTTCATAGTCGCGATACAACTTGAAACGGCCCTTATCACGAAGTGTAACTCCGAACTTGATGTGTCCAAGAACAAGTCCAATGTGCGCCACATTGTCCATTGTTTCCTGACCGTCATACTTGACTGCTGTGCCATCATTCAGACAAAAGTACACGCCATCTTCAGCGTTGTCAGGCAACACTGTGATAGTATCCTTAGTTTTGAAAGAGGCAAACGCCCCTTTCTTGTTAGCAACGAAGTCCATAGCATCCTGTGCCTTGTCTCCGAATTCACGGAAAAACATCAGTCGGATGCGCTCTGATGTTGAGAGAAGATTATTTAATTTGTCCATTGTTCTTTGTGGTTTGAATTGAGTGTGATGAAAGTTGATTATTCCAATCATAGCCGTCGTCATACAGCGACTCGTCTTGGAGTTCAGCTATGATGTCTTCAATGTCTTCTACACGAAGTAGATTCAGCGTTTGGCCGTATGAAGTAATGAATTCTTGGGCTGAAAGATTCGGATTCTGATCTATCTCAAAAGAGAGATAGTCGCGAGCTGTTGCATACTGTTCATAGAATTCTTCCAGTTTAGCCTCTTCGAGCTCTTCGCCGTTTTTTTTTCGCCATTTACCACGACCATAGTACGAGTAGTAATCTGCGTAACGGTCGTATTGTGAGAATTCGTGAGGATAAACATCCACACACTTCTCAATGATGTGGTTGACGAAATTGAGTGCGTTTATCATATCTTGCTTCACTACATACTCACGCTCAGTATGAGGCTCGTAGTAGCCACAGCTGAGATTGATACAAGACACTCCGAGCCCATTTTCTTTCAGGGCTTCCACGTCTGTCATCATTCCAGTTTCTTCTTTATATCCGAAGAGTTCTGCCTCAGTTGCGATAACGAAATCTTCAGAGCAAATGTCACAGAAACCTATGTCTGTAATGAGGTCATGTGCACCACGACGGTCGGCCTGCACCACGAAGCGAACATCTGAGAAGAATTCCATATTTGCTTGAGATGAGCCTTTGCAGCCCACTTCTTCCGCAATGAAAAATGCGACTTTGAGAATTTCATGCTGCTTCAACATTTTAAGAGCAATCCAGATACCGCACTTGTCATCAGCACCCAAACCGCATTGCTTACGCTGTGATGGAGAATAACCGAACACGATGTCGGCAGTTTCCACCACCTTGTAATCTTTCGGATAAGGCTGTTGAACCTGATCCATGTGAGCTGCGAGGCAAGGGTAAGTTTCAGCCTGACCTTTCGTGAGATACAGATTGCCTACTGCATCTTCCTCGATTGTCACATTAGGGACACTACTGCGAACCCAACGTTTGATATATTGACGCATTGGCTCTTCCGCATGTGAGCCGGAATATACCGCTGCAAGTTTCTTAAACAGTTTCATTTTGAGGTGCATTTGTTGCAAGGAATGAGTATTTCTCGGCAGCTTCCATACAATCCTTGCAAGTGTATGAACCGTCGATGTTCTGAATCATGTCTTCGATTTCTTCTACATCGTCACATTCAGAACAGATGGCATAACCACAATCGGGGTTATTTTTGATGTAGTTGCGTTCTGCTGCTTCTCGGCAGTCGTCATCGCAGTAGTATTCTTCGGTGATGTCTGAATAGCAAACACAGTAATCGTTTGCTCTACGCATTTCGCCGCAGTGAGCACAGAAGATGACTTCATCACGAGGGACTGCTGCGCTTTCAAACCAGACATACTCGTCAGGATTTTCTTCGCAGTATTCACGTTCCGCTCTTTCACGACAACTTTCGCAGCAGTAATCGCCATCAGTGATTTCAGAATAGTAGTTCTTGTTTTCAGCGATGTATGCTTCTTCGCATTCGTCGCAATAACTTACCATTTCTTCGTGATAGTAGCGATCATCTATGCAGATGAAGTCATCAAGGTCATCTTCATCACATGACATCCATCGCCCATCATAGCAGACTTCAACAGTGTCATTGCGAGTATAACGGTCGTGGTATTCATCGTAGTTCCGGTCTCCATCGAGAGTATCTTCCGTCGAGTCAAGTCTATAATCATAGCCAGTCTCATAGTTGTATGCACGATTCTCATCCATATTGTACCACTTGAAGCTGTCTTGATAACTCAGTGTGTCGTCGTAATCAAGATTACACTCGATAGAGAAGCAGCACTCGCTGAGGTCATTGCCGTTGTTGTCAACGAATCCACGGGAATTATGACAGTCTGCACCGACACGTTTGTAGCCGTCGATATAACCACCTTCGATGAGTTTGTTGACGAGTATCTGTTTCAGCATGTCATCACACTCGCTGGAGTATTGACGCTCACAAAGGCGGAATGTATCGCCAGTGTCGTCATCAGTGACCTCCGTAAAGACGATTGCACGAGCCACGATATAATCGTCAGGGTCTGTTAGATATGCTGCCTTACATGTCACGCTTTCTGCGTAAAACGGCCAATGACCTTTGTTTGACATGCAACTTCCGAAATCACCTTTCTGACGGCTGCGGTCATATATTGTCTTGAAGTCATCATCTACATGCAGTGTATATTCAGAAGTTGTGTTGTAGCCACTCCATTCCAGCGACAATTCTTCACATAACCACGTTACCACCTGAATGGGGAGCATCTGCCCGAACTCAGTTTCAAGGATGAGCTGACGATACATCTTGCCAGCCTTCATCTTATATACCTTGCCAGAGTCAAGGTGGACATAGCGAATTGATTTCACATCTCCGTCTTCAGTTTTGCCGTTCATACAATCCGTCTTGTAGAGATGACTTCTCCAGTGGCGGTCTTTTAAGCGAAGAATACCACCATCTGGATTGAAACGATAGCTGGTTAAACGATTGAGGCAAACAGTTTTCAACTGTGCCATTGTTTTGATTTGAGCGAGTTCGGGGTCGTTGTGCTCACGGACCCATTTCAGGAGCTTGGGAGATTTGTAGTAAGCCAGAAGAATTTGGTTTCTTCTTGACTTAACACCATTGCCATGTTCCCGAAGTTCAAAGATTTCCTTGAAACCTTCGTAACCTTCAAAGGGATAAAATAACATAATATATTGGGTTTATTGTTTTGTTTACCAGATTGTAGCGAAATAGAAGTGGTCGTTAATGCAGAAATACCAGCACGGATTATCGTTCTGAGAGAGAGCTATGCGCTTCATTCCGTTGATGTCGTGCCACGTTGATACTGGATGCTGTTCAAGTATTGCCCAAATGTCTTGCTCTGGCTGAGATGAAACAATGAGATAGGGTTTTCTGGAACAGCTAAAGATTGCATGTTCAAGGTCGGGGCAGTTATTCTCGGCAATCCATTTCATTGCCGCAACTGTTCCACGCTCCGATACTTCTATGGCAGTGTAGGTTGTTTCCATTAGCGGTTTTGTTGGTTGGTTTACGGCTAAGAATAGAGAAGCGCGGGTGTCCTAAGTGGGCCACCCGCGCTTCTTTAACTATCCTTAATATCGCTTTTAACTTTTCTTTCTAATCGAAGTATATTTCATCAGCGTTAAACATTGCAGTTGCTCCGCCAAAGAATTTAACAACGAAGAAGTTGCCTGACTTACCTATAATTATACCTTCATGATAGCCACACCACGGCCTATATCCACGGTGATGATAGCCACGCCACGGTTTGACAAGTTTGCATTGCCATCCACATTCTTTGAAATGAGTATCGTAATCCATATCAGGCTTTTCTTGTGATTTCTACATTTTTGAGAAATGGACGTTCTCGCATCTTCTTCACATATTCCTCTGTAGCGAGGAACCGTACTGTCAGATGTCTGTCCGGCCCTTCCTTGTGAGTATAAAACTCGCGGCCACCAAATCGTAAGTATTCAACCACTTCAGCGGTGGCCGGAGCGCAGTAGTAATGTATCATATCAGTCCGTTGTGTCGAGATAATATGTCAGATCGTCACCTTTCAGATTTTCCATCGCCCAAGCGTCGGTTTCTTTCCAAAGGGCGTCATACTGTCGAGCAAGTTCCTCGTGTTCTGGGTAATGCTGGTGAATTTTCCAATTCAGCACCATTATATACTCTGTAAGGCCCTTGATACCGAGGCCAAATTCTTTCACCGTAGACCATGAACGTCGGTGGGTGTCGAGAACCGCATCGGGCTCCTGACCATTCAAGACAAACACATCGGCAATGCTGAAGTCCTGCCAGAATGTGGTACAAGGCTTATAGCCGGTCATTTCTTCAATTCCCCATGCGGGAAGAGAAGAGAAAAATTCATTTGCGTTTTTCATAAGCAAGTTGATTTTTGATTATATTGACGACGAGCGTAGGCGTTTGCATCACCATCGTTGATGTAGCAAACAAGACCACGCATTTCTACGCTGTTGAGTTCTGGGGCACGTTTACTTTCGTTTACAAACGGCCAGAAATACCCAATGCAAGGAGTTTCCACACCATGCACTTGAACTTGATAAATACCTTCAGGAATATACTGGAGAATTTTCGATTTTCCGTCGCTGTAATGAACCCTCAGGCCTTGAACCGGTAATTCTTCCTTGTTTATAATTACACCAAGGTCGTAACCAAGGTCAGCTTCGAGATGTCCGTGGAAGTACCAGCCACTTGCCATACGACTATCGGAAATGAACTCTTCGTGGTGTATGCGGCTCGCTTCCTCTGCTTCCGCATCAGGGTTTGTAAACAGCTTGTCCGAATGAGGAAAAGCCATCATTTTGATTATAGGTTTCATACTGCTGCTTTTGTTTTGTTAAATCTTCCAGCCTTCCATCCGTAGATGTTGGCAACATAGGGATAAAGTGAGCGGGTTCGCTTACGAAAACCTGCCTCGTCAATTTGCCGATTGTAGATGAGGTCGGCAATTCTTTCAGCATCTTCACGGTCTTTGGCGACACGGTACAACACATAGTGTGTGCCATCATGATGACTCAGGCAACCACGAATGTTGAAGCCATCTCCGTACCATTCGTTGCCATCTTCGTACACACTGAAGATGTCGTTAATTGTCGAGCCAAGTATTTTGTAGCCTTGATGTCTGCCATTCCATAAGCCCATATTGGCAAAGGCGATGATTACACCATCTACAGGCTTGTTAAGGTTCATTCGCTCGTCATCAAGAAAACCATTGACGACTCGATACCAATCTTCATCGGATAATTCGGCAGGCTGGTTTTCTTCGTCATCAAAGTATTCACGTCTGAAATCTTCGTGCTCCTTACGCGCTTTCTCGTCATGGAACATTTCACTGGTCCAGATTATTTGTTTCATAGTTTCTGTGGTTGTTTTGCGAAGAATAGGCACGTTTTATGTCCTATGTTGTCCGCTTGTTGTACTTTAACCTATGTTAATATGCGCTGGCGATATTCGTTCCGTGTTCAATATCCAGCATTATTTGAAGTCGTTTGGCACGTTTTCTATGCCATGCGAGATACACTGCGTTCTCAATGCCTAAGCGGCGTTTCAGTATTTCAACTGAGAATATGAAGTACAAATCCTCTGCTAATCTCACGATATTTTTGATTGTCTTTTTCATTTTTGGGCACAAAAAAGGCCGGCACTCGTTAAAGCGTCGGCCCGGTTGGGTTTACTGTTTTGTTTATTTTTACTTGTGCTTCACGGACAATTCAAGCTCCGATCCGCACTTTGGGCAGCGTACAATTGCTGTTTTGTTTTCTTCTGGTGCTGATTGGGTGTATATTTCAGGCTCTACGAATAGAGCAGGTAGTGACACCCCAAGAGCATCAGCAATGTTTTTTGCCTTACTTAATCGGAGGTCATGAACAAGGTGGGAACTTGCAGATTGTTGAGAGACACCCAGACGATTGGCAAGTTCAGTAATGCTAACGCCTTGACGTTGCATTATTTCTCGGATATAATGTAATTGTGCCATACTTTTGGATTTGTATGGCAAAGTTAACAATTTATCCTTATTCCACAAAATATTTTCTGTGATAAATCACCTCCTTTCTCAAATGTTAGCACTCGCATTAGCCATCTCAAACTCAGGCTCCGGCATAAATGTGAACACTTCCACGCCATCAAAGCTGTAATCGTCATTCAGCACAAGTTGGCCGACAAGTTCACGATTGTCTTTTATTGCCTTACACACTAATTGATAGGTTTCGAGGTCAACGCAGATTTCAACGTTGAACATATTAGCGTCGGCATCATCGTAGAGCAAGCAATATGCGTCATCGTATTCATATTCCTCCACCACATTTGCAGAACTAAAGAACATTCCGGATGAGGCGTGGTTGTCCTCCAGATATGCTTCTTCTGCAAGCGTTTCAGTCATCGGGCTTGACGCGCTGGTATGGAGTGATAGTATTTGAGCACCGAACACAAGCCCAAGTATGGCACAGAAAATTGTTGATGGTTTCATTTCAATTCAAGGATATTATCATTACTCCGACGATTACAGGCTCATCAGCTCTGCCTTGTTTGTTCACAGCAATCCGCAAATCATCTTCAAGACTTTCGCGGTATTCACGGGCATCTTTTAGCACTTTTTGTGCTTTCTCGGTATTTGCTCCGGCCTGCAACATTCCAATAATGTCACGGTTCACCTCGTGGAGCTGTTTCTTGAGGCTTTCAATTGTTTCGTTCATTGGTTATATCCTAATTTAATGTTCAACTTTGTAAGTTTTTCGGCATAGATAGCAAACTGCTTCTTTGCCACATCCCACAGTAATTGGTCGTTGTCAGTCCAATTCGGCTTTCGGCTGCGTTTTTGACAATCCACAAGCGTTTCAGTCATCAACGCCATTTGTCGCACAAGCCAGTCACGGCAATATTCATCCTTATCGCCGGGATAGTCGTAGTAAGGCGGTTCCACAAGTTTGTGGTATATTTCGGCTCCAATTGTGGCACCGGTACGGTCTGTAAATTCTGAGTAGAGCATAGTTGTTGCATTTTATTGATTTTGTTGGCACTTTAGGAAATTGAGCCTATATCACGCCTCGCAAAATTCCTTAGAATTTCACGCTTTTCGTTGTGCCATTCCACCAGAATTTATTATCTTTGCACACGTTTTCAGACAGTGCGCACATTGACATTCTGGAAGAGTTTAGACGTAGCGAAGGCACACTTCCGGCAATACCGGAAATGCGCCTTGAGTATGTTGATTGTCAGACCTTATGCAGCAGCCTCAGACTTTTCAGCTTCAGCAGGCACTTCCACGGTTGAGGGCACAGCAGCCTCAAACTCAAATTTCATTTTGAGGGCGTCAAACGACGCTTTAGCCGCTTTGTGCATTTTCTTTTTGTAGTCGCGGGTCAGTTCCTGCAAATCCTTGGCGGTCGGCATAATGCCTACACGAGCAAAGATTGAGCTTTCAGCGTCCCAACGGAGAACGGTTTTGCCGTCGGTTTTACGCACGATGATTTCAGCCGGAGTGCTGGCACGGAGTTTAACGGCAATGCCGCCATTGTCTACTTTAAGCCCTGCCTCGGAACGCTTTGCGTCCCAATGGATTTTGATTGCGTTTTTCCACACACGGAACACTTCATCGGCAGTTCCGTTTTCAGGCACGAACTCCGCGCCTCCAAGGTGGATGCACGTTTCAGTGACAGTTCCGTCTTTGCGCACGGAGCGGTACACAAGAGCGACACCGGCAAGCTGGTTGTTAGACACTTCGGAGAATTGAACACTGTTGTAACGAGTGATAGTTGCCATAATTTTTCGGTTTTTAGGCATTTTCTGCAATAGCGCATTGTGACCGTGACAGGAGTCGAACCTGCCACACTCACCAATATAGGGAGTTTCCACACCATTCCGGAGAATGGCACGGTCTAAGTTCATAAGATTGCAGAGTGCAGATTTCACCCTCTACACTCCGCAAAATCGTGTTCAGATTTCGCGCTTTCCTACCTATGCGATGTTTCAAAGGGCAAACCACTTGCGATAGTTTCACACCAAGCCATTTCAGGCAATTACGGCATTACTTACTCCTAAGACGTTTCGCATAGGTGTGGCACTCCCTCGCTCTCGCTTTAAGCGCACTTTCGGCACTTCCACAGGGGACTTTGGTCACTATACAACAGTTCCTAAAATTATTACACAAGGGCAATAATCGAAGCGTTTCCGCATAGTTATGGCACAGTTTTTCGCCACTCACTGACCGCCTCTAATCATAAGGTTGCAACAGGGCATACCTTTGGCACAATTCGCGTTTCAGTGCTTCCAATTCGTTGTTAGATACCAATGGCGCATAATATTGGCACAACACGCTGTGACACGTTTTTCGACCTCGCTATATGCACATTTTGTTTGCGCTTACATATAGCACCCCCTGTTCCCGACGACGATTTGCACGAGCATATTTGATAACTGAGCATTACAGTCAGGGGTGTTTCTTTCCTGTTTAGGCACATATCTGCACCTATTCAGAACGGTTTTCGCTTTCGCTTTCCGTTGCTATGTATGTGTTACGATTTCACGCTTTTACGCGCTTTTGTTTGGGTGTAATTTGGGTGTTAAAGTTGTTACACAATTTAGTTAATAATTCGCATAGTTAGGGCGTGTTTTGGATTGCTTTCCCTGCACCGCAATACTACTTTGCACTAAGTAGCCAGTTTGCTAATTTGTGGTTGTCGTTGTTGTTGTTTTAACTTGACAATGCAAAGTTAGGGCTAATATTTGACCCCACAAAATAAATTCTGTGGTTTAACATTTCTTTAACACTTTGTATTTTGTAAGTGGTTGGGTATTAGGCAAATAGCAAATTTAGGAAATTGTACCAAATAGGTCTATTTGTTAAATAATTTAACATATTACATTATGTAGATATGTAATTTATTGATTGTCAACAAATTAGCATAAATCTCTTTTTGGCTTATTAAGGTACGCAACACGCACACATACACGCACGATATACAAAAAGACTGGAGTCTATGCAATAGCGAAGTTAATTCTTAACAAAAATTAAGGTTTTTGCTTATCAAATGTTAACTGACTAAAATTGGCATCTAAACAGCTGTTAATCAATGATATACTTTCACTTTTGTAGTAAGTGAAAGTCTTAACTACTTGATAATCAATAAAATAATAAAAGGGAGGGTGTACCATCTGGTGCGGATTCCATATATATTGCCGACCCCGATTTTTTAAGTCTCATTTTCAGGGTAAGTCAAGCTCTTTCAGTCATCAAAATTCATACAACTTCCATATCTTTCGTCTGGCGGCCTTTCTCACCTCAGATGACCATTTATATTACCAAGGGTTCAAAACTCGCTCAGAGGGCTTAAAAATGGGCAAATTCACACATTATTATGCGAACCATATTCGACCCTTCAGATTTGGTGTTAAAAATATCATTTGGTCGAAATATAAAAACTCCCCTATATGCTTTTCCGATTTTTTCCGGACCCCCAAATTTCTAAGTCTGATTTCCTGAGAATTTCGGAATTTTTCCAATCAAATTTTACGATTCTCGAAAATGTGCGTAAATTTGCGCTTAAATTGATTTAGTATATCTCGCTATATGGCTAAAACCGACCTACAGATCCAAAGTTTTTTGGCATCTAATTCATATCGTTCCCGAACAGACTGGGAAATGATTTCAGCTTTTTGTAAAGACAAGGCTGAATTTACCGTCAATGCCGAATTTAATCCTGAGAGCGGCATTACAGCTTCCGAATTCATCCAATGGTATGAGACAGGATTTGGCAGCGGTGACATCGCAAAGTATGAAGACAGCACGGTGATTATCGGAAAATGCGATTTTAAGGCCGCTACAATCGTCGGAAGGCTCTCGGACGATAAAATCCTTACCGAACACTCCAAAATCGACACAGAGAGCTTAAAAACGGCCTCTGAGGATGAAATACACGGCTGTCGTGGAGTAATGCTGAGAAATAAGCTCCAATTCAGCTGGAAGACCTACGACTTAATCTGCAAACATATTCCTGAAATCAATGACCGGGTAATCTTTCATGGCAAAGGGATAAAGGGGCTGGGTGTAATCCGCACTGTGGATCAATTATCGGGAGAGGTTGAACTTTATTGCTACTACATCTACGAAACAAAAGCGTGTGGTTTTTCAATGCACGAAAAAGGTATTGTAAATCTCCATGACTTCTGGTTTGAGCCGATGGATAATGGAGACAAACGACAAAGCAAAATGAACGGCATATCGTGTCAACGAAGACTGAACAGAGAACTGGAGCGTTATGGTAGGACTTGGAACCAGAACCGACATAGGGTTGAGCCTATAACGATGAGGGTCGAGGAAGGCAAGAAATACTGGTACATTAACGACAAGTTCCAACTGGTGTCAGACATCGAAAAAAACAATCAAACATCAACCAACCGCCTTCTCGCTGGAAATTACTTCACATCAAATGCAAGCGGGCTGGAAGTTGTCGGCCAAATTACTGAGATTATCCGAAACTATCTCGCCACTCTTTCAAGTGAACCAAGATAAAATTAAACGACCACTGACATTTCGTGAGTGGTCGTTTCTGTTATTCATCTTCTCTGAGAGATTCTATCGTTATCGAGTCTATGATGCTCTCGTCTCCATGAACTTTGTTTAGAGTCCTGATACCCTCTGCAAAGAACATACAAGGCTGGATGATGAGTTGTTCATATTGGGTAGGTCCTTTGTTGCTAAGAAGGCAGCTGAGGAATTCCTGTGTGGTATAACCGGCATCAGTAACCTTCAAAACCACTTGTTTCCATCCCCATTTGTTGATGGCTCCTTCCGAAGTTACGTTTTCCTTTTCCGGATCAGCTGAGAATCGTAGGATAGGATCGCCTTCTCTCTTATCCGGCTTCATGTAAGCTATGATGAAGTTTGCTGCCAGTTTCTCGATTGGAGTGAGAAGCCTGAGATAAGCATGACCGGTGTTGTGAATTAGGTAAAGTTTGGTCATATATTCCAGACTGTCCTTTACTGCCGTTCTTTTTTCTTCTCTTGTCTGAGGTTGGTTGGCCCGCTCTACTCTTTCTGCTGTCACATCAAAGATGCCGGACTTGGAAATCTTATAGACAGATTCCTGATGGCTCAAGTCTGTCTGTTCCCACTTGAAAATTTTATCCAGCAAGTCAACTGAGAACATTTCGGTAAAGGTTACTGGAATTGATTCTCCACCTTCCAACTCTACACAACCCTTTTCCATATTACCTTGGACTTCTTCGTAGGCTGTTTCAAGAATGTTTTGCTGGAAGTCCTCGATTGGATAGCCGTAGCCTTCAATATCGAAATCTTCTGAGAGTTCTTCATCCTCATCAAAATCTTCAGAATTCTGGAGACTGTCATAAAGAGTCCACCAAACAGTATTGATGAAAAGTTTAAGAGGACTGGAAGCTGCATAAGAAACATCTGAGATTATTCTGTCAACTTCATCAACTGGAAGCATAGGGTAAGACCAGCTTTTTCTTCTTGAAGAAATTTCTGAAGAGTTCCTAACTGTTGAAACAGCTTGAGTCATCTCAACAGCTTCAACAGTTCTAAACTGTTCAAAAATATTTTTTCTTTTCTGAGAACGTTCCTCTCTTGTTAGTCCGTCATCTTCGATTTCGTTGTCGTCTTTTTCGTTTTGTTCCCCCCTTTCTTTAACCAGAGCTTCGCTCTGGATATTTCTTTTATTATTTTCTTTCTCTATATTTATTACTGGTGTAGGAAATTCAACAAAATGCGGGATTTTCGACACTCCAAAGCGTAGAAAATCCATCAGTCTTTTGATAACTTCTGAGAGTGAAGATGCTGTATTTTCATCATAAATGCTGTCGGCGAGTTTTAAGACTGTTTCTTGTGTAGTTTTTTCAGCATTTTTGTCGTAAAAACGTGCAACAAACTCAGATTTTGTCGAAAATACATCATATACAGCCTTAAAAATATGTCGCATATCCAGCAACTCTGCGGGATATTCATCAGTTTGTAGAATATTCGACAGAGTTGCGGGATTTTCTACATTCTGCTGTTTTTTCGACTCTATGCTCCCCGGCATGTTAGAAAAGAAGCGTTCAGCCTCTTTGCACTCTGTTAATCCCAATTTGTTCAGAGTGGCAATATCATTATTCTGAAAAGCCGTACACACAGCTCTTTTCTCGATTGCAGTTTTCTTTTCGTACAACAATGACGAAACCGCAAACAGATAATCAGCCTTTACAAAGACATTCTTGCCAGATATGACAATCAGCCCAAGTTCTTCAAGTTTTCGCAGATATATTTCCACTCGTCCGCGATCCACCCCTGTGTTTTCAGCGATTTGCGAATTGGACACAATGAAGCCCGGATTTGAAATTCCTTGTCGCAACAATAAAAGATACTCATCAAACAGATAGGTGAAGACAGCTGTCTGTGCAGTGTTCTTCAACAATCTTGCCAAGCATCTCAGATGTTGACTATAGATTAGTTTTTGTTCAGTCATTGTCACGGAGTTCTGAGTTGAAATATGAATAGATTTGTTTGTAGTTGATGACTTGTTTTACTGGTTTATATCCCAGCTTACGAGCAAATCGGCCCACGTTTGATTTGTTGGGAATAAGTTCTGGATGCTCGTGGGCAAATAACTCAGCCATCTCGTCGAAGCTCATTTTGAATTTTGGTTTAGAATTGGCCATCTATATAAAGTAATTGAAAAATTTTTTTATTAAACTTGTATCTCCAGCCATGTTTGCGTGATGTCATTTCACGGGTCATATAGCCGTCATCGCAAAGTAGTTTCAAATACTTGTTTGCAGTGATGTAGCTAACCGATTTCAATTCTTTGGCAATTTCACGGCTCGGCACTTGGAATGTATAACCAAATGTTTCAATTAGAGATTTTGCAAACTCTTTCACTCTTTTGTTTTCTGTCTGTGTCATTTTATCTTTGGAGTTTCGTGGAAGAATAGTCTTACTTAGTATAATTGTTTATATTCGTTCATACTTACTCGTCAATAAAGATAGCCGGGCATACTAATAGCTGCCCGGCTGATTTTTAGTCTTCCGAGTTATCTTCGCTTTCAGGCGTGTCCACATCTGCATCGTCTTCAGGCGGGTCAGGAATGGCTGATTTGTCCACCACTGCGAGATTGCTAACGATGTCTTTCACCACGTCTTTGTAGCTCACAAGGTTTGCAAGAATGAGCCTTGAAAGATTTTCAGGGATAGTTATGCAATTGTCACTTGATTGTAGGGCCCAGTTGCTACTAAAATGAATTCGAGGAATAGCTGGTGTTGCCATAAATAGCAAGCCGCCATTGCCACTATTCTTTGCCATTTGTTCCAGTTTCTCGATGAAGGCTATCTCGTCGAAAATTCCTGACAGTTGTTCAAATTCTTGTTTATTCATCGTTCAGTCTTTTGAGAAAGTTAATTATCTGAGGATCTTTGTGGGCATTATACCCACACCAAGTGCAGATACCATACGCCACATTGAGCATATAGTTTTCGCGGTAGCACTCTGGACATCGTGTCAGCAGAAGATTACCACTATTAGGAGCATATTCAACTCCGGCACGAGGGGTGCGATAGATTTTTTCTTTTTCCATGTATGATTTCTGATATTTTGTTGGCTGACAGTCTTGACGCTGCTTCCAGTTATGAGTTTAGCAATTGCTGAGTGGTAACGGCAGATGTGCTTGAATATCCAGTTTCGATATTCAATTTCTTGTCTTTTGATGAATTTGACCATTAATCTGAAGTTTGCGTCAAACTCTATCATCACGTCATCGTAGAATTTGATAATATTGACTGTTACCATAATTGTCGGGTATATAGAGGTGTTGAATTATTGCAAAGCGTAGGTAGACCGGCGGTTACGGCGTCTTGACATTGTTCTTTCATTGGACAATTCTTGCATTGGCGGTTGTCAAATATAATAGCCATCACTACGATATGGATGAACCACACAAAGAATCCAACCAAACCGAGAGCTATTAAGCCAGCGATGATTTTGATTGCAAGCATCATTGCTTTGGATTTAATTTGTTGATAAACATTGGACAGTTTTCAGAGCCTACCTCGTGATTCTTGGGAATCTCATTCCAGTCCATCTGACCATGAAACCAGAAACAGTATTTTCTATCCCAGCAGCCAATTCTGTCACAATGGAATTCTGAATTGACGCTAATAGACTTAGCCTTCTGATGAGTGATGAAATTCGCATTGTTTGGAAGGTCATTCCAAAATCGTTCAGGTATCTCTCCATATCTGAATAGCTCTGAAGAATGAATGATGTGGCCTTCATGCGTCAAAATATGCGCAATTTTTTTCTTTGGCTTGATTATCGGAAGCACAGCATAATACTGATGTTCGATAATGTAATCGTAGTTCATACGATGGTCGATGATGTTCATCCAATACGCACACTCAAAGCAGACCGAATCATTAAGCATCCGGTCGTAAATTTGAGGATCACGATGAAATTCGTGAGGGTGAACTATGCTGCCACACTTGGCACAAACGTACACATGCGGCACACCACACCCTTCTGCATGATTCTTCATACGAATTCAGTTTGGCTTTGTCAGCCGGTTTGTCGATGAGATAGAAGGGTGCGAAACTGTGTCGCACGTCAATTTATGTGGCTAATGCCTATATGGAATCAGAAACGTATCGAGTTGAATACGTCATTGATTTCGTCTTGTGTAATTCCAATATAGGTTTTTGTGACTTGAATATTGGAATGGTTTAGTATCTTGTTCAAAAGAATGAGACTTTCAGCACTATGGCCATTTGTGTCATAAACATATCGCCCGAATGTTTTCCTGAAAGTATGAGTGGAAAAATGATTGATATTGAGGCGATATTTATATTTGAACAGTTTTAGCTGTTGGTTGACATTTTGAATGGTCATTGGCTGGCCGGTCCGATTTGTCTGGAAGATGTATAAAGCCTTATTGGGACAGCCCATGAGGGTCCAGAGTTCACGGAGTTTATCTCGGACTGATTTGTTGAATGAAATTTTGCGAGGCTTGCCTGTTTTCTTTTCCAGAACAACCGTTTCAGTTTTGTCGAGAACATCAACCCATCGAAGTTGAAGCACATCGGAGGCACGACAAGCGGTACAGAATGATAATCGGGCATACAATTCCCAAAAATATTCCTTATCTTCATGCAGCCCATCGACCAGTTTGAGATACTCAGAGTATTCCAAATGATCTGCGGTTGTGAGTTGATTTTTCTTTGCCATAGATTGTCTCTTTCAGTTTCGATAGCAAAGTTAAGTTTAATTTTTCACACCAACAAATAAATTGTATATTTTCTTTGTGTAAAAATCGTAATATATATGATGTCAAATAAATATGGGGAGCAGCTGCTCCCCATATTTAGAATTTGTTTTTGAAATCTTCCATACTAAGTATTTGAATTCCGAGGTCCTTGGCTTTAGAAATTTTGCTGGAGGTTCCGTTGGTATCTTTTACAACCAGATGGGTTGTTTTCTTGGAAACTCCGGACGCAATAGTGCCACCACCAGCTTTAATTTCTTCTTCAAGAGCGGCATCACGCACTCCTGAGAAACAAACAGTTATCCCTTTGTATTTGCCGTCTTTGTCAACAACCTGAGTGGCAATCTTGAAGGGTATGTCTGTTTCTATTAGAAACTCGTGGAAGGGCACAATCCCTAAAACAAAGGACTGCTGAGTTTTTGATAGTGTAGCCAATTCCTGATTTGACGGCCAAACTCGCTCGACTTTACCACGAATGAACCAATCGAAAGTTGTGGGCGACATTTCATCGAGAATTTTCTGAGCCTTTATCTTTCCAATTCCCTGAAAGCAGTCGCTGGCGTGCATCAAAGTAGCCAAATCAATGCCTTCTTTGATTTTTCTCATTTGATCGAGAATGTTGTTTGAGATAACTTCCCCAAACCCTTCAATATCCATCAGTTCGTCCCAAGTGATATTGAGAATGGATTTGATGGATTGATGTCCAGCATTAAACATCTTGGCAATTGTTTCATCGCCAATATTTTCAACGCCAACAATATTCAAAAAGTGAGCAATCTTCGCCAATTTGCGTCCCTTACATTCAGGATTGGTGCAATATAGCTCAATGCCTTTTTCATCATATTGCGTAGGTGCACCACAGGCCGGACATATTTTAGGTTCGCTGAACGTTTTCCCACAGATTGTTTCCAGTATCTTGGGAATAACACCACCAGAACGAGTAACAAGGATGCGTGAACCGGTTGCAATACGATTCGCTTTACACCACCCAGCATTATAGCCAGTGGGATTCTCCATCGTACAGTCACCGGTGTCAACAGCTTCTATATTGACTACTGGCTTCAATGCGCCTGCTTTGCTCACATTCCAGTCAATTCCTTTCACAGTTGTCTCAAAAGACTCTGTAAAATCTGGATGCTTGTAGGCCATTGCGTAAAGAGGATTGCCAGTATTTTGTTGCCTACCGATCACCTTCCATAAGATAAGGTCATCAAGATAAATGACAAGCCCATCAATATAGTAGATTTTGCGCCATTCAATGAATAATCTTGAAAGAAGCTCTTCCGAAAGTTGCTCAACTGGGATGGTCCATTTCAGATTAGGCTGACCAAATGTCTTGCTTAAAGCATCATACAACTGTGTGTATGTGTCGTATTCTTCCAGACTTTCGTCTCCTACTCCGTATCTGAAGAAATCAAGCGTCATCATTTCCACAGGCGGCACTACATCTCGGTTAATGAATCCCGCCGCTGTGTTTCTGGGTGACTTGTACGGAGAGTTTTTCTTTACATAGTTCACATCCCACATTTTACAACGGAACACCAATTCGCCAAAAGTTATTTTAGGCGAGATGTAACCATGACTTTCAGCATAATCGCTGAACATGCCATTTTTGTAGTGTAAGGAGCAATCTTGCCCTTCATTTTCAGAACCGCCACGAGAGTAAGTCATTCCTGTTGCCTCATCATGGAGCCATGATACACCGTCAAATTTTGGAGTGATGACTATCGACGCTGTTGGTGGAATGGCAAGAGAGTTTAGCCATTGCTTGACATCGGCCAAACTTTTGACTTTATTGAGCGATTTCATAGGAATTGGAAGCCTTCGTTTACGAGAACCCGGAACTGGAGCTGGCTCAATCTGGGTGAACCACGCATTGTTCGGATCCAACTCTCGTAGAGCATCGACTATCTGGTCGTATTCTAAATCTGAGATATTTGGGCTTCCCAGTCTGTATTGTCGATTGTACTCTTTGAGTTTTTCGACAAGTTCTGCTGCATATTGCTGATTGTTCATATTTTGATGAAATTTTCTTGTCGCCAACATTGTACAATGGATTGTTCATATTTTGTTGAAATTTTCTTGTCTCAAACATTGTACAATGTTTGCGACAAGAATGTGATTTAGGTTGGAAGTTCGGGGTTAATTAGAGCGAAAATCTTTTCACGCCCTAATTTATTCCATTTCAGGAATTCACACTTTTTTGGACCGGGTGTCATCACCATTTCTCCCCAATCTTCATGTCCTGAAGTAAGGATGGCCGGTCCTTTATCGGTTGTAACTACGCCAAGTTTGGCAAGTTTACAGCGGAGTGTACGATAGCACATTCCAAGTTCTCCAGCAAGTTGAAGTGTGGTATATAACTCTCGTGCTTCAATGACTGCATCGTAATAATTGGCCTTTGGCGTTGCTATTGACAGTCTGTTTGATGTAGCAGACAGCTCTTGGAGAGCTTCGGCTCGTTCTCGTTGCGCCAGTTCTTTAGCTGCTCGCTCCTCTTTGAGACGCATTGCCATTCCGATTACGAGGTCTGGATTGTCAATCATCTCATCAAGAGTTTTGGACATTGCCGTCATGCCGTGTCTCAACAGTTCCTTAGTTCGGTCATTACACCATATTGCAAACGCTGGAGACAGCCAATGGGCGAACTCGATAGCGACATCTTCGTGCATCCAAGTTCCTTGCTTATCTCGATCATTACCTCCTTTAACAGCCTGAATAAGAGCCGAACAGGGGATTCCCTTGATTGATGATAGAGTTTTTACAAACTCTTTAGTAGATTTTTGTCGAGTCCAATCATATACGGATTTATTGAATGCTTGGGCCATTTCCGTGGCATTGATAGTTGTATCTTCTCCAGCCAAGAAGGAAATGTTGGTTCCATTGTATTGGAATACAGTTATTTCAGAGGAGGAAGTTTTGTTTTGAGCAGCTTTGACCGTTTTATGGGTTACTCCGCTGGCATTGACAATAACCTCTGGCGTTAAACCTTCGGCCCATTCTACCACTTGCTTGTAAGTCCTTGCGGTATGAGAGCTTTCGTTCTTAATGAGGTAGAAGTATTTGGCTACATCCTTTCTGCGTATTGCCCACATTGCCTCTCGCCTCGGATCAAATTTTAGTTTGACGGCAGATGGGCACATGGTGTAGATTGGGTTGGTACACATGAACTGTGGGCGGCTCATCACACGACAAATGTCGTATGCGCATAGCCATATAGTTCCGCCTTCGTCAATTAGAACTCTAACCGGCTTACTTCCATAAGCGAGTTCTTTATAAATTATGGTGCTCATAAGAATATGTTTGCTGGAGAGAGCTTGTGAATGGCCCTCTCCAGTGATTGATTATTTTACCTTTGTGTGACCAAAGCCACCTTCTCCACGTTCTGTTTCGTCGAGGCTGTCTGTGGGAATCCATTCAATGCGAACAAATTCCTTTGCAACAATCTGGCAGATGCGATCTCCATTGTTGACAACGAAATCTTCTGTGCCAAGATTATGGACTATTGCACCAACGTCACCACGGTAGTCTGCATCAACAGTGCCGGGGGTGTTGGTGAGAGTGATGCCGTGTTTCAGGGCAAGTCCGCTGCGGGGGCGTACCTGAAGTTCATACCCTTCAGGGAGCTGAATGTGCAGTCCGCTTGGAATAAGTTTGCGCTCATTGGGCTTGATTGTTACTGGCTCGTCAATAAATGCGCGGAGATCCATGCCTGCCGACATCAGAGTGCTGTATTCGGGCAGTGGATTATTGGATCGGTTGATTACCTTCACTTTGATTGTTTTCATCTCTTTTCTTTTTGCTTTTAAGTTTTTCGGGGGTTGCTTTCATGTTGTACTTCCAGTTCTCGCGATTCATACGTCCGTTTTTGTAAACTTTGCGGTGAACGCCACATAACTGGTCGTATTCTTTGAGCGTAAGAACGCCCAATTCTTCATCCACATCTATTTCAATTTTGGGGTCCCACCATCGCAAATATAAACTGCAAGTGGATATTGCATCGCCATCACAGGCGGCTTTGACAGTAGGGGTTCTGACCCCTAAAATTCGCGCTGCTTGCAATTGAGATGAAAAAACTCCAATAAATTTCTTGAGTGGGTTGAATACGAGGATTCTTCGAGCTTCTTTAGTCTGTCCGGGTGCCATTATCTCCATTTAAGAAGACCTCTGGCGTTAACCGGTCCTTGGCAGTTCTAAACAGATATGCGTCAGACACGCAAAAACCACGAGTGAATAATTCATCAATGCGGTCGTTGAGGTGCGCCAAGAAGTCTGGGTTAGTATAGGAGATAAACAAGTAGATAAAACTACAATCAATTAGGAGATGGCTTTCAAGGTTTTGGATGGCAACCTTGCCTTTATCCAATTCATACGCTGTGATGAGTGCGTTAATTGGATGGAAATAGTTTTTCAGGAAGTCCTCTGCGGAGTATGCTGAAAGACCGGTATTATTGAGATATGCGGTGGCATCAAAGTATTTAATGCCAGTTTCAGATGATTCCCCTATGAGCAGTTGGGGAAATTCCGGAAATGCTTGCTCAGTGCATAGAATGTTTTCAATACGCTTCCCGGAAGTAGCGTTTTGCATTAGGCAATTGCAGACTTGGACTGGAATTCGTCAGTAGGCCAAAGGACAGATTCGGCTTTATCGAATTTGATGTCTCGGATAACGAAATCAGACATGCTGAGGTGCTTGCGAATGCGCTCGGCAGCGTCGGTGTTGGAACTTGCTGGTGTGTAGATGGTCTCATAAGTGCGTTTTTCTTTTGCACTTTTTTCATCAATGGTGATGATCATTACCTTAACGGCATAGATGCCGATGTTTTCGTCGGCTTCAGGGTCAAGGAAATTGTAAACCATGCCTCCGACGAGCTCGTTAACATGCTGTAGATTGTCGTTGAACAGCATTTCAGAGATTTTTGTCTTGATGATTTCAATCAAAACCTCACTGTGTCGAGTACGCTGTTGGTCTTCGATAATCGCATACGCGATTTTTTCTGCCTCTGTGTAGCTGGATGCGTACACTAAGTCTTCGGTCTTAACTTTGGCCAGAGAGCCGTCTTCTTGCTCCGCTGTCCAAGCCATTTTGATACGATAGTAATCAAAACCTGTTTTCATTGCGGTGTGATTTTTAGTTGAACAATTAAGTTATCGAGAGCAAAGTTAATATCTATTTTTGACACAGCAAAGCAAAATTATACATTTAACATTTGATAAGTACATAATATATTAGATTATTGCACATTATAATAACAATCGAAAATTAAGAGTTTAACACTTAACAACAGTTGTCGATTGACGAATTGGCTTTTGAAAAACTGAATTTGTTCCTTCAGGCTATTCTTCTGAAAACGAAGATTAATGGCTACGAATACCAGTAACGATAAATTCAATGTTGATTTGCTGGAAAGTATTTTCCGCACAAGCAAAAAAACAATACAAGAATATATTAGGGAAATTGAGCGATATTGTCGATTCAAATCTGTCCAAAACCAAGTTGTTAATGGGACAGTGCTTGATGACCGCAGTAAGCTGATTGACCTTTATGAAGCGTGTGTTCAACAGGACGCACATCTGTCTGGTGTGCTTGAAACTCTCGAATCTCAGATTGTTGGTGAACGATATATGTTAGCAAAGCAAAATGAGAAAGGTCGCTATGAAAAAGATATAGAAGAAACTAAAAAAATTCAAGGCACTCAGTTTACCAAAATCATACGAGGTATCGTAGAGGCAAAACTTTACGGTTATACTGGCATTGAAATTTGTCCTGAGATTAATGAGCGGACCGAGCGTTTGAATGAGGTCAATATAATTGAGCGAAGGAATATTTTGCCCGACCAAAAGCGCATTGTTCGCAGACAGGGTATATGGCTACCGGGTTGGGATTTTGAAGACAAGAAATATGAAAAGCTGTATGTGTTGATTAATTCTGGTACACTTGGACTTTTTTCTTCTACTACACCATTGATTTTGGCCAAGAAGTTCACATTTGCCAACTATGTTAATTTCTCCCATACTTACGGTCAACCTATAATTCATGGGAAAACTGAAGGAGAAAGTATTCAAGATAGACACAGGATGGCAGATGAAATATCCAGTGCTGCTCAGAATAAGGTTATTGTTACTGGCTTGAATGATGAGGTGGACATCAAGACTTTTTCAATGTCCAACTCAGAGCATATATTCACCGGTCTTATTGAGCACGTTAATGCTGAAGTCTCGAATTTGATTCTTGGATCTGAGTCAATGGCTGGTGCCACTCAATCCTATGTTGGCGCAACACGAGCGCACCAAGACATATTTCGTGACCGCATTGCTGTATATCGTGAATACATTGAAAATATTATGAATGAGGAAATTATTCCTCGTTTGGTCGCTATCGGCTATATTAAGCCGGGATTGGAATTCAAATATTCAAATCGTCTGGAGATGTCCAACAAAGAGCAAATTGAGCTATTTTCCGCTCTATCTGATCGTTTTGAAGTACCATCGGAGGAAGTGGAAAAAACTTTTGGTGTAGCCGTTGGTAAGCAAATCAATCTTCAAACTGGAGGCGGTGGCGGCGTGTCTGTTGGAGAGGACGGAGTTACAGGCCCTCGCCGCATGTCTGACGAAGAATATTATCGTCGTTACGGTCACAGCCGTGGTGTGACAAATTTTTTGAGGGAGAGAAAGTAAAGGGCACCGCTTTACTCTCCGAGGTACAAGCACAAAGGTTGCCCGAAGAAAATAAAGAACGTGATGAAAAAGAATATGCTGCGCTATTGGTTATATTCGAGCATCTTATGGAGTCTGATTCAGATGAAGATGGTCGCCTTGAAATTCTCGAAGAACTTATGGCTTTGCGAGCAGAACACCTTATTGGCCATGCTTGCAATGGGTTTAATTTGACAATTGAAGAAGCACTACAAGTGCTGAAAAATACAGAAGGTTTGTCTGAATTGGAATCTGCCAGACGAGATTGCTTGGTAGCTGCTGTCGAAAATTTAATAGATTTTGCGGTTGCGGAAGAATATCAAATGCTGTCCGAAATTGATGAGTTGGATGAATCTGACGAAGATGATGTGGACGAAGATGATATTCTCGCAATTTTTGCAAGATATAATAAACAGTATGCTCGTGTGGAGAATTCAGACGTGGAGTATGCGATGATTATAGCTGCTGGTCTTGCTGCGTTGAAGCCGACAACAATATTGACTTATATGACACAAGGCGATGAGCGAGTAAGACCTTGGCATTTGCAATATGAAGGCTTTTCTGCGCCAAAAGTGAGTTTTCCGGCTTGGCTTATCCCTCCTATTGAACATCAATGTCGTTGCTATTTGATTGAAGACACTATTGAAAACAGTGTTAGAGCAGCCTCGCAAAAACTTGAAATGCCAGATTGGTTTAATCCCACATTTAAAGAAAGCGTAGCTTTGGGCGGTAGAATATTCTCAGATGAACACCCATATTTCCAAGTTGATATAGAGCATAATGCCAATCTTCAGTTAATCGCTCAACGTATCAAGAATAAATATTTGAATGCCAGTAATTAAGATTACACCACAGCAGATGGCTGCTCAATGGGCTGGGGCCGCTCACAAATTTCAAATTGGGGTTCATAATTTTGAAGTGAAAGCTGGTCATGCTGCGGTGCAGGTATTCCAAGATTCATTCCTCAAAAAAAGAATGAATACTGCTGGTAGCCGACCTTGGGCACCGTGGCAAGGAAATTATCGTGGTGGGGCGGGATTATTGCAAGAGTTTGGAACACTCAGAGATTCTATAAAAGTTGCAGCTCATGTAAAACATCGAATAACGATTTTTACAGACCCAAAGGAATTTAATAATTCGGTACAACGTCATAAGGGGTTCTGTTATGCTGGGGTTCACAACAACCTGAATTCATTGGTCAACAAACCAAAGAAAGGACCTAAAAAAGAACGCCAATTCATCGGACACTCAACTGTGTTGAAAGCTGAACTTGAAAAGCTATCTGTTCTCATATTTGAAGGATTACCTAAATGATTGTAGATAAAAATAAGCCTCAAAAGAAAGAAAGTAATCAGCAAAAGGTTGAGGCCATTGAGCTGCCAAAGACTCAAGAACAAGAATTGTATGAGGCAAATCCATTGTCTGAAATATATAGAGCTGTAGAAAGCATTGTGCGAGAGTTGCGGGTTGACCCAAATAATCCGGAGAGTCCACCGTTATTTCGGACCGTTAAGCTGAACTCAGGGCAACTGACTCGTATTAAAAACGATAAACATAATCTTGAATATGGTTTGGCTTTCCCTGCTGTATTTATCCACCTCATCAATATTAGATGGTTGGTGCAGACCTCCAGAATTGGCGAAGGACGAGCAGATTTGCGTATTTGCTTTGTTTTGAATCGTTTGAATAATGGGGATGATGAATATCAGACTGAAGGCTATGATGTTTTTCAACGTGTGCATAATGCAATTGAAGCCAATAAGTCCAAGTTTGCGCCTTTGACTGAAAGGTGTCAATTGACGTATTTTGATCAAGTCGAGAATTTTGACGATGGGCTACAGCAATATTGGATAACATACGAGGTATGGTTTAGAAATTATACGTCTTATCGTTATCGTAATTATGTGGAGCGCAGCATTGTAATCCCTCCCTTTACAAATCATTCTGACCAGTTGCCGGAAAACAATCAAGATCACCACGACGACCATGATGATCCAAAATTTGAAGATGTTGCAGGCTTTCAGGAATAGCCTGCAACAACCTTTCGTTTTTGGACTTGCTATTCTTCAGAAAATAGATAATGGACGAAAACGAATACAAATACATTGTGGGGGAGGCTTCTGAGAATAAGCCTGCTGTCATTCGTTTCTACGGCCCAGTAACGCCAGACACCACTACTCGCTTTAATGATGAGTTTCTATGGCTTCAGAATTATGTAAAGCCATCTAAAATTTTGGTGTTAATCAATTCTGAAGGTGGCTCAGTTGTGTCAGGCATGAGTACCTTTTCAGTCATCCAGTCTTGTCCTATTGAAACACATTGTGTGATTGAGGGCATTGCTGCTTCGATGGGAAGTGTTATTTGGGCTGCTGGTTCAAAGCTCTTTATGCACGATTATTCAATTCTTATGATTCACAATCCATTTGTCAATGCAATTGACTCTCAGGATGAATCTACTAAGAATATGCTGAAGGCTTTTAGAAGTCAGCTGGAAACTATTTATCAGAAACGTTTTGGGTTGAAAAAGTCTGAGGTTCGAGCTATCATGGATGGTGAGGGAAATGCAGATGGTACATATTTGACAGCAAAAGAAGCTGTGAAAGCCGGGATTTTGCCAAAAGCCAATGTCATCAGTACCTCCGAGCAAGTTCGTGCCGACATACAGAGTAAAATTGAAGGATTAGGCAGTGCGTCCTCTATCCGTGACATCATGGCCGCGATGGTCAGCGATGAAGCGGAGAACAAACTTATCGAGAAAGCACTCGCTATTCTTGAACAAAATAAGCAAACTAATCAAACACAACAAGTAATGAACGAAAAAGAACTGGCTTTTGACACTGTATGTGCGCAGCTTGGTTTGGCTAAGGACACTCCGGTAGCTTCCGTGACCCCTCGCATTACTGAGTTGACAAAGGCCGAGAGTGACCTTAATACTGTCAAGGCTGAGTTGGCTACTGCCAAAACAAGTCTAACAGATACCAAAGCAGAGCTCGACCAGTTGAAGATTCAGTTTAAGGGAAAGGAAGCGGAGGCGAAGAATCTTGCCGATGAGCTTGCTGAAGCCAAGAACAAATTGAAAACGTATCAAGATGCAGAAGCAGCTGCGAAAGCCGCTCACATCGAAGAACTCGTTCAGGCCGCTGTGACAGCTGGCAAAATTCAAGTCGAGGATAAAGCTGAATGGATCAGTATGGCAGAAGCCAATCTGCCACTTGTAGAGAAGACTCTTGCTGGCCTCGCACCTCGTGATAAAGTGACTGAGGAAATTGCAAAAGATCCTGAAAATGTGGAAGCTGCTGCAAAATCCATGAAATCTACCGAAGAAGCTCTTGCTGAGAAAGTAAAGGCTGTAGTAGGCGACATCGAATTTAAAACTTTTAGCTAATCCATAAGACACAATAATGGCAGGCAATATTAATTACGCCGGTAATACCTACTCCGGCGAAGTGCTGGAAGACCTTTTGGTCTATACCGCACAAGGTAATGATACATTTGCCGAGGGGTTGATTCACATCAAATCCGGTGTTCAGAAGCGTTATGTGCTTCCTCACATCGAACTTGGTGAAATTATTCAGGATAACAAGCCTACTCCAACTTCTGCTGAGGGTGGCGCAACTGAAGACGGTTTTAACCAGTACACTTTCTCGGAACGTTATCTTGATCCACAGGATTTCATGGTTTATCTTGAATTCAATCCTCGTGACTTTGAAGAATACTGGAAGCCATTCCAGCCCGATGGCCAGCTCTTGTTCCGCGACCTTGACCCAAAGGTACAGTCGAAGATGCTACATCTTCTTATTGACAAGAAAGATCAGTACATCGGTGATTCTATCTGGTGTGCCCGCAAGGGTGGCGTAGATGCCAAGATTACATGTCCTGATGGCGCAACCGTTCTTGGTGGCAAGTCTGCTGCTGGTAGCATGAAGTATTTTGATGGTGCAATCGCTCGCATCCTCGATAACTTGACTACTACCGACAAAAATGAACTTGCTGGTGGACAGGCAATTCTTGCCGGTGACACTGAGCTTACTACTGGTGAGCAAGTGGAAACCGCTCTATACACAATGTGGCGAGCATGTCCAAAGAAATTGCGTAAGCACTCGAACCTGAAGTTCGTTATGGGCTGGGATCTTTGGGACCTCTATGACGAGTATCTGACCAGAAAAGAAGTGAAGTATGTTGAGAACGCTGACATTAACAAGCGTCGCTTCAAAGGCAAGTCTATCGTAGTCATTAACGGTGTTCCTGAACACACCATCGTTCTTGGTAAGTTCAACTCTGGTATGGACTCAAACCTTTGGATGGGTGTTGACTATGCTACTGACCAAGAATCTGTTAAGGTTGAACGCCTTCAGGCGAACTCTGAGCTCTACTTCTTCCAGATGCGTATGAAGATGGATGTTAATATCGTGCTCCCTGCCGAAATTATCATCTGGACCGCATACAAGAAAACTGCGTAACGTACCGGAGCGCGGAATTTTACCCGACAAGTAAAAACAGTGATGGGGAGTGGAGAAAGAAACTCCGCTCCCCATTTCTAATTCTAACACATTATGGCTAAGATTAAAGATACAGAAGAAATTGAAAAGTCAGTAGTTACAGACGACGTAGAAGTCGCAATTCCTGTAGAAGTCGTTGAGGAAAATCAGCCGACTGTAGCAGAAGAACATAAGGCTGAGAAGCCTAAGAAAACTGGCAAGGGTAAGGCCAAAGATGAGCCTGTTATTGAGATGTCCGAAAGGGTAAAAGACATTCTAAAAGTCTTCTCGAACCAACCAGAATTGCTCATTGCTCCAGATGGAAGGGTGTTCTCTCCCGGATGCAAACTTGCTGTCGCAAAGGCCGCTATTCTTTACAAAAATCCTTATTATAACTCTTAACACTGAAAAACAATGGCTTTAGGTGGCGTATTTATGACCGATACCGATGGTAATATTGGCGTTGAACACTCAAGTATTACCGATAAGGTCTGCGGTTTGCTTTTTGACATTTCGGCACAAACCGATTTCTGGACAAAAGGCCCAGCTGCTGAAATGGCAGAACAATTGAAAGACGCTGTGGTTGAGCTCAACAGCTTAGATGATGTTGCAGCTCTGGGCATTAAAGCCTACACTGGCGAAACCGAAGACGGTATTAGCAAAGATTTTCTCTTTGGCATTCCATACTATCATATCGAACATTTCTTTAAATTGAATGGCGGCACTGGTCGTTTGTTTATCGCTTTTGCAGATTGCTCTACCAACTGGAATGCGCTTCTTGAAATGCAGCAAGCATCTGGTGGCATTATCAACCAGTTTGGTGTGTGGACTGAGCAGTCATTGTGGCGTGAAGTCGATGCTGATGCAGAGAAGTATGCAATTGAGATTGTTGATGACATTCAGCTTATTGCAAATTCTATGGCCAATGAATACAATGCGCAGGCAGTCTTTGTATTGAATGCTAATCCTGCAAAAGTAAAGACTGCAACTGGCACACAGACTACAGTTGTGTTCAGTAAGATACCATCTTGTATTATTGATTGCCGTTATATGGCTGTTGCGCTTAGTCAGGCTGTTGATACGCAAGTTCGTGCGATGCAGATTGCTCTTGACAGTAAGACTCCTGTTGGTAATATTGGTGCTGCACTTGGCCTTTTGGCGCGTGATAATGTGGCTGACAATATCGGCTGTGTAATGAATTGCAATCTGGGCAATTACTTCCCAGACATTGAGCTTGGCTTTGGCGATTGCACAGTTACAGGAGATGCACTTACCAATTCGATGCGTTATTCTGCTCTTTCTCAGAAGCAGTTGAATAACCTTGATGATTTAGGTTACATCTTTTTAATGAAATATGCCGGTCGAGAGGGGCAAGTATTTTTCAATGGCGACTCAACTTGTTCTGATGGAGATTATCGCACTATTGCTCGTAATCGTGTAATCAACAAATCTCGTCGTAATGTTCGTCAGGCTCTTTTGCCCTACGTTAACTACAAGATTAAAGTAGATCCGGCCACTGGTCAACTCTCTGCGGCACATATCGCATTGTTCCGTAATCTCGTAAATGATGTTCTGCAAGCAATGGCAGACAATGAAGAAATCAGCGGCATTGGTACCATCAGTATTCCTGCCGCTCAGAATATCTTGAAAAACGATAAGCTCAAGCTCAAATATTCCATTATTCCGATGGGTTACTCGAAAATTATCGAAGTGGAAGAAGGGTTTGCGCTTTCTCAACAATCCTAATAAATGGCAACGATTGTAAATAATGTAGCCTATTCGTGGGCGATGATTGAGCTGACTGCTCCTGCACTTACTGGGTCTGCCAATGCTAATTCTATCACACTTCAAGGTGTGACAGGTATTAAATGGAATCGTAAGTGGAATGTGCAGACCAACTATGGTCTTGGTGGTAAGCCTGTGAACCGAGGTTTTGGCAATTGGGAGTACACCGCTTCCATTACAATGGACTACAACACACAGGTACAAATTCGTAGCCTACGCGGCTCGCTTACCGCACTTGGGGAATTTGATTTGGTAATCTCTTTTGCTAATGAGTTTGAAACTGAAGATTGGACTACCGAAACTGTAACTCTAAAAGGCTGTCTGTTTACAGAGGATGGTATGGAAGCCGCTCAGGATGATACAAACATTACAAAAGAATTCGATCTCAATCCATTTGATATTATAATTGATTCACAGTAAAGTTCCATAATTGTTAGAACATGTTGATGTTGAAAGAGAGGAGATTATGAAAAATCTCCTCTCTTTTTCAAACCCCTATTTCTACACTGCCCTATTTATAATAAACATTAAATCAATTCGCAACAATTATGGACGAAATCGACAACATCGAGGAACTGGTAGAATTAACCCCTGAGCTCGAAAAAGAAATTGAAAAAAAGGTCGCTTCTCTTAAAGCAGATAATCCGACAGTTCGCGTGATTTTCCCGATTGTCATTGAAGGAAATCCGGACTACGATGAGAAGAAGCATTATGTTGCCTACTTCCGTCAGCCTGATTTTAAAACATTCTCTAAATATCTTTCGGCAGCCAGTAGCAATAATGCTGTTGCAATGCGCACTCTTGCTAAAGATTGCTTCCTTGCCGGTGATGAAGAAATGATTAAGGACGATTCCTTGTTCTTGTTTGGAACAATGGGTCAACTCGGTCGAATCATTGAAATGCGCAATGGCAGACTGGTAAATTTATCAAAGACTCGGAAGTAAAAGATAACCAGTATTTCAGGCAAAAAATTATCTTCATAAGACATTACTTTCCGGGTGTCGATATAGAAAGCCTGAGCGACGAGGACTTTGCCAGTCTCTCTAATGAAGCTGAATGGTTAGATGCTCATATGTTGAAGGTTAATCAGCTTAAAGCTCTCGGAGCTATGACACAATCCCCTTGACGATCATTAATTGTCAAGGGGATTTTTATAATCTGAATTCTTATAGTGTAGCTATTCTTCATAAAACAATATTTCAATGAGTGTTTGGTCTAATCTAAAATTTGCCACAGCAGGCTCTGCCCAATCTATTTTGGGTGGAGTTGGCTACAGATGGATAAACGGCAATCAACCGTTGGGTGATTTGAAGTTTAAGAGCAAGCCTGCCAGCAAGATCGTGACAGCTCGTGTTGCACAACAGATTGCTATGCAGATGGCTGAGGGCGAATTAAACAGGCTGTTTTCCCGGCTTCAAAATATGGCTGCTAAGAAAATCCGTGAGGATGCTCTTAAAGTTAGTGATAAAAGTGCCTTTGCAAAACTTATTAAAGGTGGTGAGATTGCGGAATTTGATTATGGTACTATTCAGACAGCAGAAGGTGATAACGTAACTGCGCGTGATTACCTAAGCCGAAAAGTACCCGAAGCTCTAATTATGTCTTACACTGGCGATTCATCTGTCACTTATAGTTTTCCGAAGTCTATTAAATCAGAAAGCTATAAAGTGAAGAAGCAGAGCCTTATTCAAAGTTTGATTGAAACAAATCGGTCAATTGAACACAATATCGAATATGAAGATGCCACAGAGGTGACAAGTAAAGATGTGATACATATTGATTTGTCTCCACAAGTAACATTTGCCACGAGCAAGAACCTTGTGATGACTCCAGTGCAGGGTCGTGATTCTTCACGCAAAGAGTTGATTTCTAATGGTGATTTGACCTTTACAATCAATGGTAGCGTAGCCACAGATTTGCCCGGTGTTTATCCAGCGGCGGCTGTGCAACGACTTATTAAGATGTCTCAGTATAAGGGCATTGTTCAAGTGCATCATTTTATATTCGATCAATTTAAGGTCAAGCAAGTAATCATCAAAGATTTCTCTCTACAGCAGCAAGAATATAAGAACATCCAGCCTTACTCTATGACATGTATTGCCATTGAGGCAGATGAAATCACTTTGATCAATGACACAATCGGTCGTATTAATGAGGTATTTGAAGCGAGCCCTGCTAATTTTTGGTATAATTTGATACTTAACAACAAACTTGCAGAAATAGCAGCCGGAGCAGCGGTTGGAGCGGCCAATTCCGCACTCAGCAAGGGTTTGGACATCGAGGGTATGGTTACTAACGTATAAGGTAATGGTTCCAGTTGATGATAGAAGCGACTATCGTATTTTAATATGCTTGATAGAAATATGGCCTTTCAAAGAAGGCGATAATCCGATGAAAGAGCCGGATTCCCCGACGCTGTTTGCTGAAGTTGAGCATATTGAAATCGAAGAAACATATAGAAAACTGATTTGTGGTGCCTCTGTGAAATTTCCCAGAGGTACAATCTTGCATCGTACACTCACACCTCAGAATGGTTACATTTACGACAAGAATACGACTGCGGTTTTAAATAAAGATGGTGTCATTACAGAAACCAAAAACGTCACACCTAAAATAAAGAATGAAGCCGGAGAATGGGTCGAAATCGAAGGTGCAAAACTTGCTGAGATTGATGATTTCAAAATTGGAGATAGAATCCGAATATCTCTTGGTTACACAAAAAAGCCGGAAATAGCAGCTTTGACTGCTTATAATCCTGATGGCAAGTCAATCTATACAGATAAAGGTCTGCTCAGTGATTATAAAAAAGAACTCAAAGTCATGTTCAACGGCTACATTACCAAAGTGAGTCTTGATACACCCATCGAGCTTGAGTGTGAGAATCTTGCCAGTGCATTGAAAATGGTGACTTGCCCTAAACGAAAAGGTAAGTCAACAGATACCGTTGCCACATTTTTGGATGAAGGATCGGGGTGTTTGAATTTGCTGGAAGGGTCTGGCATCAAGCTATATCCAAAGACGAAAGCGTCAAATATTAATCTTGGTAAGATTGACTTGACAGATGATTTGGTATTGGCTGACTTATTTGATATTTGGGCAAAGCGCAAAGTGTATTCATTTATTCGTTTTGAGGGTGATACACCATATATAGCGGTTGGACGTTCATATTTTTCAAACACTGAAAATGATTCTATCTTGAAATTGGGAGAGTCAAATTCAGAAGTGCCAGTCATTTATTTTGATTGGAATGTGGCTAAAAATGGGCTTTCGTTGATGAGCACGGATAAGAAGTTTGTTGCTGTTGAAGCACAGTGTTTGGAGCAAGCTGAGGGCCGTGATAAATTTTATAAAATCACTGTCATTCGTAACCCTCAGTATGACCCGAATGACCCAAATTCCAAAGAGTTCCGAACACTAAATGAAATCAAGATTTCAAAGAAGGGCTTGAAACTTGGTAAAAGGGTTCAAACCGATAGTAAAGATACCGTGAACCTGAAAAAGTACACGGTCATTCCATATATGTCTAAAAAGATTGATTGTCCTCACGATGAGTTGGTGGCTGAAGCCATTAAATATCTTGAAACCTATAATCCAAATGGCATCGAAGGAACACTGACTTTGTTTGGTGACTTGTGCTTGACCGCCGGAATAAAAGTTCGTCTGATTGATGATATACATAGTGGTAAGAACGGCTATTATTTTGTAGATGAAGTGAAAACTGACTTTGGAGTCGATGGCTTCCGTCAGACTATCAAATTACCATACTGCATACAACGCGACAATGAGCAATCGGAATAATGACCTCATTAAGAAGGCGATTCAACGAATTGCCCTTCAAGGACATATTAATCACGAGACCGGAGTCTGGAGAGATTCGGCAAGGAAGACCGGCTACGTTGCTCTTATCCACGATGATGAGAGCGATGAGTTGTTTGGAACTGTCGATGTTCAAGAGTTTGACACACAGGGTTTCTTACAAGAAGAAAATGGTGTGAAGTATGGCTATCATGAAGGTGTATTCCTCAGTTCTATCCAAAAGAACAAAGAGGGGTACTTAATTGTGCCCAAGCTATATTCCGAAGTAACTATTGCACTTGACCCTGAATCGCAAACTGAATATGTGGTGATGTTTTCTCATGTTGATTTGATACAATTAGATTCCCATGAAAAAGTTACCATTGGTGTTCGTGAGCGTGAAGAATTTGACGATGATGAAGACGGCGATGACATCAACGATTTGAAGATGACCGGTATTGATGCTCTGACCGAAATCACCAAGGATTTAGTCAAGACAACGGTTCATACTGAAAAAGATAATGCTGAGGCCACAGTCACACAAGTTATTGGCAATGATCCCAATGACGGGCTCGAAATTAAACACGATGTTGGTGGTAAGTCAACTCAGACAATTACTACTGATGAAATTGTATTGGAGCACGACAAATCCAGCCTTATTCTTGATGACTCGCAGGCAAAAATGGAAATGGGCAAGTCTTCAGTGACGGTAGAAGATGGAGTGACTTACGTTGGTAGCAAAAGTGGTGTCGATGATGCTGTTCTGGGACAGCAATTAGCTACAATATTGTCTGATTTAGTTGGCTATCTCGGACAGATGATGACACCGACTATGATGGGCCCACAGCCACCAGCAAATGTGTTGGGTAGCTTCATTGCATTGAAGGCCAAGATACAGGCGTTTGCATCCAGCCATACTGGTTTCTTAACACAAAAAGTACAAATTCAGAAATAATGGCCGAGATAAAATTACATCCAGATATTGCTACATCTGATAAGGTCGCACAACTGGAGGCAAATGAGCCATCACGATATACTATCTTTCAGAGCCTGATTCAAGGTATGAAAGATGCCAATGCCGGTACGCCGCCTGACTATAATCAGGCCCCATATTCTGTGCCTACTGGAGAGACTTGGACAGATCCGGATGGCAATGTGATCCCAGTAATGCAGCCAGTACAATCTGTGATTGAAGCGAAAATGAATGAAATCACAGACATTCAGATGCAAAATGCGGCATATTTATTTGCTCGTGTGATTGATACCGCATCTGTTACTGCTGCTACCGGTATTGATTTGACGAAATTGGTACAAAAAGCGGGCGACAACATGCTTGGTCTGCTTGGAGCATTGGAAGGCTTTGAAGCCGGTTATAACTCTCAGAAAATTTTTGATGTCATAGTTAATGCAGCGAAGGAAAATGTAGCACATGTCTATGGCAGGCTGATTGTCGATAATGATGCGACTATTGATGGCCAGCTAAATTTGTCTGATACTGGAATATTTTTCTCCAAGCATCAGTGCATTTTCTATCAAGACAACAAGTTGCAGCTGGACTCTCAGGATATTAAAATTACCGGAGCGATTGAGGTTGACGGAACATTCAAACTTGGCGATGTTGTCATCAATAATCAAGGCATATTTTGGGGCACTAAAGAGTTCTATCATTCCGGAAATTGCAACAACAAGGACACGGACTGGTCGATGAAAGACGGCCATGTATATGGCGATTTGACCGTTGATGGTGGCGTTAGTCTTGATGGACGATTGAAGGCTTTGAAAGGTTTTGATTTAGGCGAGAATGGGGATGCAATCTTTTATTCGAGCTATGATGACGCCACTCAGTCTTCAAAAATAACAATGAAGACTGACTTGAATATCATTGATGGCTATGGCATCAAGTTTGATGATGAGTATATTGTACGAGTTCGTGGTGGGGCTGACAATATTGTTTCATTTTCTGCGCCGGGTAAAATTTTGAACTTGGGTGACGTTGGCGGTACAATTGATAATCCATTGCCAACCCAATTCATATCATTGCAGGCCAACATCAAAAACGATAAAAACACTTATGTGATGGTGTCCAGCAATGGTGATGGCGATTTCAGAAACTCATTTCAAGCAGGCTGTGCTAACGGTGGCCCGATTGTGATTAGGACATATTATGTATCTGCTGATAATTGTGGCGTGGTATTTCCTAAAAATATTGCGTTGGGCGATGAATATGGACCTTATATCTACACTGATGGAACGCATGAACAATTAAAGTTCTCTATTCCGCACACTCATTCTGATAGTTCCGGTCAAACAACTGATCGGTTGTCAGTAAAAATGTATTTTGATGCAAGTAATTATCCTTGGCGAAACATGTCGTTATCAACGGATGTGAGCTTGTTTTATAATACGGATGCAGAATTTTTTGTCTTTCAGAAGCCTATTTTAAGCAAAAGTTTTTCGGTATTAAGCGAAAAATACCAAACAAGGCTTCAAGAAAACGCTCTATTCTTAAATACAGGGATATTCATTGAAGGCGTTGCTGATGGCATGGCTTTCACAGGGAATGCCTATTTCAATAATAATGTTCAATCCCAGCGGTTTGCCAGTGGTTTTGCCGGTTATGGCTGGGGTATTATCAAAAGTGATTTCGTAGGAGGCTATCATGCCACCTTCGACGAGCTGACGGTTCGTAAGAGAATGCGAATCTATGAACTTGAAGTTCAGAAATCAGGCGCGACCAATGGTTCGTTGTGGGTTTCTGATTCATGTTCCGGCGATCTGGTTGAGGAAATCAGTGATGCTATTTAATGTCTATACCTAAGACACGAAAATTTAAAATATCGTTAAAACCTGAATCAGCAAAAGGACAGCCTGATGGTAAGGGTGGAAAGACACAAGGGTTGAAAACTGGTGACATTGTTCGTCGTCAATATTTTGACGGCAAGAATGTCATCTACTCGCTGATGTGTGTATTGGAATATGGGGTCGATAATGTTGATGTTGAGGAAGCGGTCGTAGATGCTGATGGCAACTATGAGCTGATTTCCAATGACCCTATTGAATATAAGACTCAAACGGTTACTAAGCAGCAACCGTGGTTTATAGGTATGCTGCTGGAGGGCGATGCTCCAATGCCCGGCGAAGTATTGGATTTTGTCAGAATCACCAACTTGTTTGACCAATCACGTTCAGGGGCGTTGTATCTTACTGCTTCTGATGATGAGAGTCCATATATGGATGTCATTGACGGAATTGGTCGAAATTGCAGCTTGACTTGGCCGGAGAATATTAACAATGGGGCGTTTGATGATCCACAGAGTCAATATATTGTCAAGGCTAATCAGTGCGAGGTAGAATATATTGCTAATGAAAATGATCGAAGTCGTATATGCCGCATCAAGAAATTAATTGGTGGTAGTGCTTCCATTCAGCAGATTTTCAGTCAATATGTGCAGAACCCGAATCAGGTATTGGTCTCTTTTTGGGCTAAAGCATCGACTGCAAGGACTATTAAGCTAAATCTTGCTTATGTAGATGAATCACGCACTGATGGTACTGTTGATGTTAAGCTGACTGAAAATTGGGCTTACTATTTATTCCCAATCACAGTTGACCTTTCTGGTAGGCATCGTAGAGCAATCAATTTTAATTTGACCGAAATTCAGTCAGATGAAGAATTTTATGTGGCTGACTTCAACGCCATTTTGCTATCCAGTGTCGCTAACTATGGAGAGGCGAGCCAGATTCGAGTTGGAAAACTCAATGGCATTTCAGATCCTGTTTTTGGCAAGCTCGATAGTTATGGCGGTTACTTTCAGAAACTTTTTGCAAGTACGTCTGCTCATATTTCCGGTACATTGACTGCTGGTGATGAAAATGGGTTTGCTGCGACTTTCTATGCAGGCAAAATACATAAGAACGCATTTATCAACTCTATTGCGCCGGATGCTGATGTATTGCCTTTAGCTGATGGCGATATTTTGACGTTGCACGGAACGGTTAATCCTACTGGCATTGGTCAAGTATTTGCTATCACACAGTCAATTTCATTGACAGCACAACTTTACAACTGGTTGTATCAGCCTGATGTAGTAAGGGTTGGTGCGGACTACACATTCTCGTTCTGGACTTACAGCAAATGTGGTGGGCAATTAACCATACTTCAAAATGCTAAGGTCGTCGGTACGGTACAAATACCACATTCAGAGATACTTGGGTGGCATCGTCAAAAGGTTACATTTAAGTTGCAAGATACTGACAATGAGGATGTAATCCTTTCAGTATCGGTCGCATTTACTCCTTTAACTGGAGACGGTGCGGATTCTGCCGAGAAACGTGTCCTATTGTTTACGGCTCCACAATTGGAGTCGGGGCGCAATGCAACCCAGTATCAGCCAACTGATGAAATTGTTACGCACATGTGCGAAGATTATGGTGCATGGTTCAATCGCGGTGGTATTGGCGGTACTATCCAAAACCCTCTTTTGAAACTTAATGCAGATGGCGAAGGTGCGATTGAAGCTCGTAGTCATTCATTCAGAATCAATCAGGATGGTTCCGGTTATCTTGCCAATCATGGTATTGAGTGGGATGAATTTGGAAATGTGTTGTTTGGCCCGAATGTGCATTTGAATTGGGGTAACTTAGGCGAAGACACAAAGCATAATCTTGAAAATAAGACCATGCGCATTACAGGCGGTGACACTTTTGCTGTAATGGGTAGCACTGATGCGGGCGTGTTGTATTCACCAGACTTCGTAAAGCTAACCATTGAGGAGACTGGTATGAATCAGGTTGCTGCTGGCCGTAAGTGGTTTTATTATTCTGATGGACAGGAAATTGAAATTACTTCAGGTCTTAATGACATCCACACAGTTCTCACCATATATCCAGATGATCCGTATTGGGGCGACAAGGAAAGCCAACTGATCATTAAAGTCGTAGATACATATCAGGATAAGGAATATACAGACACTATAACCATCCGCAAATACTTGATGGATGGTTATACCGTGGAAGTTACTTCTTCCAAAGGCAATTCATTCAGAAATGGCAATGTTGACACGATATTGACGGCTCAGGTCTATTACCAAGGGGAGCCTCTGTCTGATGAGTTTGTTAATGAGCATTTCATTTACCAATGGCATAAATACCAGCTTCCAGATTTGGAGCACGAAGTGGAAAACTGGTGGATAACTGAGGAGGTGTCTGACACCGGTCATGCCAATAATGTCATTGTTGATAGAAACTCAAAGATACTGACAGTTTCAGGACAAATTTCTGGTGCCGAAGCATACATCTGTGAAATTTTAACGAAAAACGGAAACTGTTTCCCTTACGATTTCCCTATTATTTTTTAAAAGCGTATGAGCAATGGCATTACCAATAGAACCAAAAGTAGAGAATCAGGGCCTTACCAAACATGGCAGATTAAGTGCCGCTGAGTTTAATGCCCTGCTTGAACAAGTAAATAAAAATACTCCACAACTTGTGGCAAGTGAAGAGGCTCTTGAACAGATGATTGCTGACGGGAGCATAGTTGAAGGCCAAATCTACTATATCCCTGAAGAATAATGCTCCCAATTGGCAGTAAAAATCCCAGTCAAATAAACATAGGCTCAACTGTCGTTGCATCCATTTATATGGGAACAAAAGATGGCATCAAGAAGGGTGCCATTCTTTTGTGGGAAGCTGTTTCTAACTGCATTGCCGGTGGTTGGTGGCAACACGGTCATGGCTGGCAATATGGAATAGGTTGGTCTCAGAAACATAAATAACTACATTCACATTTATGGCAAAGAAACTAAAGGTCGTAAAGAAGACAATTGAGTCTTTGGATGAACCTTGGTGCGACCCTGATGCGGGAACGTGCCATGACATCGAAGACATTGAAAACTTCATCAAGGCCCAGTTTGAGAAAGCAGCCTCTGATTTGAATGATGGACTCTCGAAAAAGCCATCTGTATTCAAACGCTCTCAAGAAAAGGGTGCGGACAACTGCTATCACATTTATGGGTTTGCCTCTGAAGAAGACTATCTCAACTGGAATTCTGACCCTGACACATACGCAGAATTGCTATTGTCAGATGTTTCGCTGCCTGATACCGGTGGCGGCTCATCTGCTGTCAGCTATATTGTTTCGCTATTGCGTGAAACAAGCGGTGATATTGTGACGATTGACAATACGGTGAAACTGAATGTCAAATTCACATCACAGGAATTCAACCCAATTGATCAATCGACTAACGACACTCAGGAAGGTGGCGTAATGACTGTGCAAACTCGATTGAATGAATCGGCACAATGGACGACCAAAGGAACTATCAATATTCCTTATATCCCCAGTGATTCTGATAAGTGGTTTGAGGCAGACCTTACGTCCATGATGGCAAGTGGCCGTCAACAAGTGCGTATCATCGTCAAAGGCGAAACCACTGAGTTGAGCACACGCTATTTGAGCTTTTGGGTTACAAGGACTACTCTTGGCTTGCAGCTTTCAACACTTTGGGAGCAACCAGTGACTGATGGAGTATTGCGATTGGGGTACTATATCAATGGAGCGGTTGCCAAAACACTTCATGTACTGATTGATGGAAAGCGTAAAGTAGAATTCCCTCTCGGTTTGACAACTTACACCCAGACACCTTATCAGTGTAGTATATCAGATACAGATGATGAGCCTAACAAAATCATCACACATGGGGTACACACTGTTCAGGCTTGGCTTTCTGTCAATAATTCTGATGTCGTTAGTGAGACGCTAACATCACAGCACATGATTGTCACAGATCCGGCTGATACAACACCAAGGTTGCTACTCAATGATCTAAAGCAATCCATCACGAACTGGACTACAGAACAGCTTTTTACATACTCACTTTATAATCCGTCGGGTCAGGCATTGCCATTGAAACTTGCTTTGATGAATTATGCCGGAACTGAAAATTATATGACACTTGACCTTGGCGAAGTTACGCCTAATGAACGCCGAGCACTTATCAATGTCATTGAAATTGAGTCCGATGAAGTGAGCATTGATGCTTATATGCGTTTCTTGTCAGGCGAAACCGAAATTCACGAAATGATTGGCTTTTCAGTGGATAACACTGAGAACTTTGCTCCGACAGCTGGCTATGGGATGGCGATTAACCCTCGTTCTCGTACAAATGACGAAGTTAATCCGATGTCTATTATCAACAGTGTTACTGGTGAAATTGTGCCATCGGTTTGGAAGAATTTCGGACTTGTTACGGATGGCTGGATTACCGATGAAGATAATAACAAATGTCTTCGTCTCCCTTCTGGCACATCTATCGACATAGATTATGAAACCTTCAAAGATTACATTGGTACAGATAATCGTCGCTCACTAACCATAGAGTTAGATTTTGCAAGTCGCAATGTCACGGACGAGAACAAGCCTGCTTTGAGAATGTGTTCATATATGCCCGATGAAAAGCCTCTTGGTTTTGAATTGCTTCCTATTAGTGGACGCTTCCTAACTCAATCGAATCGTAGTGTTGATGATCAGGACGTAGGCTTCTTGCGAGACAAGCGTACACATCTGATGGTCAATATTGTGTATGGCATCAACGGCTCGTCGGTCAATATGGTGCGAATATTTGTAAATGGTACTTGTTCTCGTGAATTTACATGGGAAACATCCGATGTATTTGTGCAGTTTGTGGATGGTGTGCGTACATCGCAAGGTATTCGCCTTGGGTCTGTAGGTACAGACATAGACATCTATAATCTTCGTATCTACCATACTGCGTTGTCGTCATCTGATGTGCTTCAGAATTATATGGCATCGCAAGCGAGTGTGTCGCAGAAATTGGCTATCCGTCAAGCAAATGATTTGCTGGGTGATGATGGCCGGATTTCTTATGCAAAAGCTCACGAGAAATACCAAACGATTTGTTGGTGTATCGACGAAGGTGCTCACCTCCCTGCTTATGGAGATACTAAGAAATACGAAATACTTTCTCCTGTAACCATTATTGGTCGTAAAACCGCTGATGGATTTAAGGATGAGTTTTTGTATAACTGGTTCTTGCTTGGACAGGGCACGTCTTCAATGACCTATTTTGGTTGGAACATTGCAATGAACCCCAAGACCAAAAACCATAAAGACGATGCAGTATTAAGCAAAGTCAAGGGTACTTGGGTTGATATTCATGGAGTCGAACATAAAAGCGTCTATGCTTTGAATGATGGCGATCCTGAAGCAGCTAAACTTGTGGCAAAGGCAAACTGGGCCTCTTCTCAGCAAACACACAAGATGGGCTCTGTTAATGCTTTCAATGATTTGTGGAAAGCAGTCACTGGTGGCTCGACTATGACAAACACTCCGGGTTACGAAAATTGCCGAGTATCGGTCAAACAGGAAGAATTCCTTGGCTTTGTTAAAATTGGCGATAATGAGCCTGAGTTTTTTGGGCTTTACACATTTGGTCCGGGTAAGGGTGATAAGCCAACTTTTGCCTGTGATATGGATAAGTTTCCCCATTATTTGATGCTTGAGGGTTGCGACAACGGTCAGCCTCTGACCAATCACCGCATCCCTTGGAATGATGACATCCAGCCAGATGAAGATGGTGAAATCTATATGTTCAATGGTGGTAAACAATGGGAAATCTGTCTCGGTTCGGCCGATAACGTAAGCTATTTCCGCAGTGCTTTCAACTTTGTATATCTGAATTCACCTCATATCCATCCGTTTGTTGGCAAACTGTCTGAACTTCAAAAATCTCAGTCAGTTAATAACCAGCATTTTTATTGGGTAACACAGTCTGGGGATGGAGCTGCGCAATATGACCTATTCCGTTATGATGTGTTGACAGGGCAATGGGTTGATGCTGGCGTTAACAAATTGGGCGATGGTCAGTATGCAAAACTTAATATGGTTACTGACTTGGGGGTCACTCCGGTATCGAATGTATGGGAAACGGTTAATGAGCAATTCAAGACTGCTCGTGTGCAACGATTCAGAAATAATGCTCATCTGTATTTTAAGCGTGACGATGCTCTATATCATCTATGCTTTGTGCTCTTGATTGCGGCAACTGACAACCGAGCTAAAAATACATACTTGTATTTGGATTATTACGAGGGCCGCATTGTCATCCACTTTGCCCAAGATGACCTTGACTCCATCAAGAAAACAGATAATGAGGGGCGTTTGAACAAACCGTACTACATTGAAACACACGACCGTAACGCAGACAATATGCCTTACTGGAATGGTGAAGAAAATGCTATGTATGACTTGTTTGAGTTGGCTTTCCCTGATGAAATGCGCTCAATGATGCGCTCGATACTGACAGCGATGGCATCATTGGCCTCTCAGCAAGGCGCAATTATGGAGGCGAATAGTGACCCATTGATGCAATTCATGGAGAACTATTACTACCGCATTGCTCGTTCAATTCCAGCTGTAGCATACAATGAGACAGCTCGAATTCGTTACGAGACAGCAGCTATTGCATGGCAACAGGGCAAATATGTGGCTTCAGTTCATCCGCTTGCCCAGTCACTCGGCTCTCAGTTGGAGAATGAGCTGGAATGGATGCGTCAACGTCTAATCTATATTTCATCGTATGCTTCCTACGGACAATTCTCGATGAATGGACAAGGCTCGTTGACATTCCGTTCTGTAAAGATGTTGAGTGGCGAAAACCCAACATACGATTTCGATCTGACTCCAGCATTGTGGCTCTATCCGGCAGCAAGCTCAGGTTCGTCAACATACTTTGGTACAGGAAATTCGCGTCCTGTTCGTGTTAAGGCTGGCGAGGTCTTTAGGCTTGCCGGTATTCCTTCTGATGGCAATACCAACATTCAGCTACATGGCATTGACTACTACACCAATATTGGTGAATTTGGTAATAAACCGCTTCAGGGTGAGGCCTTTGGTATAGCCGGTGAACGATTGACAGAATTTGTCGCCTCTGCTATGCCAGCAGAATTTAGACCTCCCAAAGTTACTGCCACTGCACCAATGTTGCGTAAGATTGATTTGCGGAATCGAGTTTCTGTAACCGGTGCTTTGGATTTCTCTGCACAAACACGCTTAGAGTCATTAGATGCTTGGGGGACTTCTATCACACAGTTTATGGTTGGCGATCCGACTAAGATTACCAAATTGTCTTTGCCTGCAACATTGACTGCCTTATCAATGGAAAATTACACCAATCTCGATACTGAAAATTTTGAGATTGAAGGAGTTGCGCATATTCAGACTCTGACGTTCCATAATTGTCCAAATCTGAACAGCCAGCAACTGATAACCAGTTTGTTGACTGAGGATGGTTCTCAGTTAAGCAGTTGCAAGATTGACAACATTAACTGGACCAACTTCTCTATCAACAACTTGATGAAACTGGTGGATATAGATTCTGATTTGGAAGGCTATATTGAAATCAACTCAAGCCATAACTTGACTTTTGAGATGAAACAAAAGATTTTGGCAAAATGGGGCGATGTTGATAAAGAAAACAACAAGCTACGGCTGAAATACACTCAGCGTCCTTTACAGAATGTTAGCGTTGTCGGTCAGAAATACTTCGATAAGACAGGCACTTATCAATTGAAGGTACAGCCAAATTCCAATAATGCCAACAAATTCTCAGCAATTCGTTGGGCGATGACAAATAATGGTTATGCTACAATTGACTCCAAGACTGGTATAGTTACAGTTACGAAAGTTGGCACTGAGGAGCAAGAGCCCATCGCTCAAATCACAGTGACCGTTACTTTGACAGATGGAACAGAGGTTTCTGATACTGTGACCGTAGGTTTCTATCATAGGTCTTGTAAATTAGGTGATTATGTATTTGCTGACGGTTCATACTCTAATGTGCTGGATCGTTCTAAGACAGTAGTAGGTATTTGCTTCTATATTGACAGGAAAAATCCGCAAAACCGTTTGGCCGTTGCATTATCAGATGTGTCAACTGGTATTCAGTGGGGATTGTATTTCAACAATACAACCACTGATCAGAACTGGATAGAAGGTAGCGCAAATGACTTGAATTACAATATTCGAGATATAGAACTGGACGATACATTGAATTATGATGTTTATGACATACCTACAATTCAAAATATCACCAGTCGTGGCTTAACGACATTGGATGGTAAGGATAATGCGTATATCACAGCTGAAACATTTCGCGATGAAGAATACGGTGATGAAGATGGATTTAAGATAATGAGTCCTACTACAGCAATGGGCGATATGGGCTTTCAAGAGCTTCGATCTCCTATCGCTGGGTATAAGGAGGGTGAAATAATTTCAAAAAGTTTATTGAAAACTTTACAAATTATTGAGCACCGCAACATCATATTGAATGACTCTGCGGTGAACCTTCCAGTGCCTTATGTGGGTGACAAAATGACTGAAATGGAGCACCTTAATCAGTTGATGTTAAATATTGTTAACGATTTGGGTGCTGCAAAATACCGTCAATTTTATTACCCAGCGGCTTCACTTTGTCACAGTTATCAGCCTGCGGTTAAAACCGACGAGGAGCTTTCTCCACTATTCTTAGCCGGTAAGTGGTCATTACCCTGTGAAGGCGACTTAGCTCGTTTGTGCTGGTTCCATCGCTGTGGTTACGAAGTTGGCGATGAAGGCGCGATCTTCGCTCAGGGACGAGTGGATGGAGTTTTTACAGCATTCACGAACACTTGGTACTGGAGCGCATCTGAGCTCAGTCGCTACTACGCATGGTACGTCTACTTCTCGGATGGCAGCACGTACATCAACGTCAAGTACAACAGGTACCGGGTTCGTGGAGTTGTCGCATTTTGAAATCGGTACGCCCGGCTCCTTCCAGAGCCGGGCTATAAATACCGGAATATCTATATTGTTTTGCAAATCGTTGGCACACAACATATTATCTTTGGTATGAAACACCAATCTTCACAAACTCCTGTATATAGATTGACGGAACGACTTATGATTCTTTCAATTCCGATGATTAGTCGTCTCCCGAAATCGACTCCCTATCAAGTTTTGGGAGGTAAGTTTATAAGTAATGTAAATGATTGTTTGGACATCATTTCAATTGCTTATGGACTTGACAGAAATTCAGCAACATATATTACCGCTCGTAAAGAATGTCATGGAAACCTACACCTACGCTTGACATCATTGAAAACAATGGTGCGCGTCTTTAAAAAGGTGAGGTTTACTAATCATAAGGGAGACTTGATTCCTGTAGTTTCGCCACGACATGAGGGTGAGTTTGTTGACTTAGTGAACCAAATCAGCGTCCAAATAGACGCATGGCTTGGGCGATAAAGTTGTCGCAGTGCTTCATATTACATAACTAAGGTTGTGGATATTAATAATCTCTTATCATTGAATGGGTGTGGCACAGAGTTACTGAGAAATCAGGACTTTGTTACGACGAAAATTAGCCACATGACTGCGCGTAGCGCATCTGAGAACAGTCGCAACAACGCATGGAACGTCAACTTCTCGGATGGCAACACGAACAACAACAACAAGTACAACAGTAACCGGGTTCGTGCAGTTGTCGCATTAGATGCGGAGATTAAGGAAGGTTGGGTGGTTGCCAAAGATGATTGTTGTGCCAATAAATATTCTACTTCTCAATGTGAAGAATGGCGCATGATTGAGAACTGGGAATTGTGGAATCTTATGTATGAGATATACTACGGAGACTACAAACCCACTACATCAACATGCTTCATCGTAAAGTTCCCATCATTCAGGGAAATCTTTGCAGCAGCGTTTCGTGATAGGGTTGTTCAGCATTGGATTTGTCTAAGGCTGAACCCTCTATTTGAAACCCGCTTTTTCTTACAGCACAACGTATCTTTTAATTGCAGGAAAGGCTTCGGGACTTTAAGAGCAGCACAAGCCCTTAAAGTTGATATGGAGTATATGAGTGATATGTGGACGAAAGATGATGTCCATGTCGGAAGATTTGACATTAAGGCTTTCTTTATGCACATTGACCGCAATATTCTTTGGGCCTTACTGGAGCCATTTATCAAGGAGAATTATCACGAGAAGGATCTTGATGTCTTGCTTAGATTGACGAAACAGCAAGTATTTCATTGCCCTCAGGATGATTGCATTAGGAAATCGGACATCCGCATGTGGGATTTCCTACCATTTCACAAGTCTATGTTTAATAGACCGAGACACTTTGGTATGGCGATCGGGAACATTCTCAGTCAATTGTGTGCAAACTTCTACTTGTCGTTCTTTGATGCGATAATGTTGAAATTGTGTATGAGATATGGCTGTTGTTATAAACGATTTGTCGATGATTTCACTATCGTAGGTAGTAAAGAAGCAATCTTGAAAATCCGAGCCATTGCTGAAAGATGGCTCAGCCTGTATCTCCATCTGACTTTGCACAGAGACAAATTCTATCTCCAGAAAGTATCTCACGGCTGCAAATTTGTGGGAACAACAATTATGCCTCATAGAACATATTTGGCAAGCCGTACTTATGGCGGAATGCACGATCAAATCTTTACATTGGCAGCTCTTTGTCGTTCTATCGCCAATCGTGGAGCTACCTTGAGTAAATTGAAGCGATTGCAGAACGAGGTATCTTCAATGAATTCTTACATTGGTTTCTCAGTTCATCATCGTTCATTTCAGATGCGCTCAAAACTCTATAAACCCTATCTTGAAGACATTCGCAAGGTTTGTGTATTAAACTCTGATATGGGATTTGTAAGAATTAAGCGAAAATATGACTATCAACAACAATTAATACGCAAGGAGGAACTTAGATATGAATATCCAAACTGGAACTACGAAACCGGAAGCAGTGACCTTCGTTAAGGTAGTTGGAATTAAACAGAGGACAATTAATTTCGATGTTCAAGAGAAAGAAGATGGCTCATTTGAATGGGTCAGCGCAACTCTTGGATTAGGAGTATGGAACTATGGCGCAATTGTGACTGCTATTATTTACGCAAAATATAGTTCAGACCAGATTGAGGCTATTAATTCTAATATGATGCAGCTAATGCTTGATGCTACTTCAGTTCCGGAAGATAAAGCAAAGGAATATCGTAACGAAGCACTTGAATTGCAGGCGTGGAGAAATCACGCTAAGGAATTGGCCAAGGAATATCTTGAATGTAAGCGGTAATACTTAACCCATACTTGGAGCTTGTACTATTCTTCATAAACACGAAGAATGGCTACAATCGCACAAGGAATGATAACATTGAACTCGGTGAACGATGCTTTTTCAGTATCGCTCTCACCGAGTTCGTGCGTTATAAATGCCGACTATAATGGACAGAATCCCAAGCTGGATTATGCTTATTCTGACATTCGAGTAATTCGCGGAGAAACAGCGATGGCATTTGACAAACCCATTATTTTGAGTACGTCAAATGCCGCAACAGCCGAGATAACCAAGGTTGATACAACAACATGGCGCATCAAAATTCTGACAATTCCCACCACTGATTTGACTGGTAACTTCCAGCTTCAAATCAAGGTTGGCGATGAATTTGTCACTACCGCCACATTCTCATATACTGTTGTCCGAGAAACATCTATGTTAGATTGGATTCTTGATTGGAACGGCACATATACTGAGATTACAGGCAAATGGGTCATTACGCCTAAGATATTTGCGGGTACGAAAAATGCAGACGGTCAGATTACTGGTGTCTATATGGGCCCATCTTTTGGCAACAATGGCAGTACCGGTCTATATGGCTACAAAAATGATGACATCATTTTTCAGTTGACAGAAACTGGTGGAGTAATTGGGGGGTGGCAGATTAATAATGGCGGCATACAGACTGCTGATGGATATTTGAAAATTCTTTCAGAAGGTACCATTATTTCAGCCCCAGACAATACAATGGCTTGGCAGTTGAACAAAGATGGCTCCGCATCTTTTGCCAGTGGAAAGGTCAATTTCTATAGTAATGGTGATGCTGATTTTGAAGGCGTTATTAAGTCTACATCAGGAGAAATAGGCGGTTGGAAGATTGGAGAACACTCACTGCGAGCACCATCCATACTTATTGATTCTGTCAGTAGATATATAGGTATCTACAATGCGTCAACTTTGGTGTATTATATAGAGCCAACCGTTGACCAATTCCATCAATTCGTGAAGGTATATGGTGGTGTGGCAATGTTTTATACCAATGGCAATTCTTATGGTCTGGAAGGTTGGCTACCTTGTGGCACCACAGCGAATATTGACGATGACAAGAAAGTATTCTCGTTAGGTAGTCAAAACAGAATTGCTGGCTGGAATTTTGACAATAATGCCTTATATCTTGGTGCCAAAAACAACACTGCCAAACAGACCACTTCAGCTGATGGCTTTATAACAATTGGCACAGCCGGTATTCGTGGTAGGAATTGGTATATAGATACAGATGGAGAAATTAGCTTTGTCGGAGGCTTGCTTCATTTCACAAAAGACGGCGGCACTATTGCTGGTTGGAAACTAAATAGCAACCACTTTGCTACTTCAAAAGCCGCTTTGGTATCTGCCACTGGATATACCGGCTTGTTTTTATCCAATACAGATTTGCCAGAAGCATATACAAATTTTGATTCTCATATCCGTAAACACGGTGGAATTTATTTAGCCATATTACCTTCAGGACCAACATTGCGCGGTCAAGATGATGAGGGGAAAATGACCTTTCAATTAACAAATTCCATAAGTTATATTGGTGGATGGTGGTTTAGTAATGAGTGTTTGTTTACTGGAGCACAATTCACACCGTCTGGTCAATTTGCGAAAGCTGGCAATATCACACTATCGCCAGATGGTTTAAGAGGCTATAAGTTCAGACTTGAAGCAGATGGTTCTGGCGCAATAGCTGGAGGTCACATCAGTTGGAATACTAATGGCGACATCACATTAGATAGTACAGTCAAAATTGCTTGGGGCAATGTAACTGGTACGGACGGCGTTATGACCAAAGGCACATATTTTGATGCTAATGGAATTTTTACCGGGAAGATTGATGCTAATTTGATTACAACCGGTAAATTAAAGGCTGACAGAATTGATGCAGATGAACTTTTCTCTGTGGAGGGTAAATGGGCCTTGAAGCGGGATGGTTCTGGTTATTTGGCGGCAAAGAACATTGAGTGGGATCAAGACGGGAAATTGACCGTTAAAGGTCGTATTGAAGCAGACTCAGGCAGTATCGCTGGCTTTGTAATTTCTGATGGTTATATTGGTGTTGACTCTTCGTTAAATGATGAGCCTTCATCATCAAACCCACAAGCATCTTGGGCAAACTTAACGATTTCTAAAGATTTCTTGAAAGTCGGCGGGAATAAGGGCTATGTGATGTTCGGCAATGATGTTATTCCCGGATCTGCTGGTGGTGCCTTTACAGCTGTAGGACGTATTGTTAATAATGCTCCTAATACTATGGGAAGTTATGGATTTGACCAAGCGAATTATGGACTTTTTATTGATGTTACAGGAGGCACTAAAAATTATGGTATTTCTTCCAATGCTGCATTGTTGGCACCAGCGTTTGTTACAACAGGAGCCACATTTTTAACATTTGATAGTTCTGGTACATATTCTTTGGATTTTTCTCAAAATAATCTAATATTGTTGTATGCGCCTACTGCAACGAATATGACATTGCCTCAAGAAGCATCCGTAGCAAGACAATTTGGTTATTATAATAATCTTCCAGATGATTTTGTGGCAATTGTAACCATAATGCTGCGTCCCGGTTCACAATTTGTGATTCTCAAAGACATATACAACGGCACAGGATCTAAAAGCGATTATCCAATAGCGACATCCAGATATGTTTATAAAGATTGTACTTATCAGATGCAATATGGAGGGTCGCAAGGAGTTCGTCAAATCGCTCCCTGTTGTATCACCTTAATGATTTCTAAAAAAGATGGCTTCAGATATACTTTGGTAAATTATGAATGTTCACTTGAAAAAGCCTAATAATGAGAAAAGACATTGAAATACATATAAATACTGGTGACATCACTTTACCAGCTAAGAACCGGACAGTGCTTCGAGATTTCAAATGGGTTGATCAGCCCGCAAATATGGAGCAGCGATACTTGTATGGTGAAGTGACCATTCCAGCTACACAATCAGAGGAATCCATCAAGACAAAGGGGGTTTATATCGTTATTCCATACACTCCTATTTACAAGGAGTTTAAGCTACGTTTCAAACGAGAGTATGGTAGTGAGCATGATACATATATTACCAACCCTGTAGATGGTACAGAATGGTTCTTGGTGCAGGCGGGTATATATGGGCAAGAAACTGCCAATATTTATGCCTCAGAGCTGATCATAATCTCAGAAGACCGATTTTATTGCACATTTGATTGTGGACTGGTGACGTTGTATTCAGGCAATGAATCAGACTTCAATATCATCAATGCAAATACACAAAATAAGAATATGATGTTGGCTTGTGTGCCAAGCAATAATTATCGTTATCCGCTGCTTGGAGTTGGCTTGATTCGTTGGGCCAACAGCAAGATTGATGTAGCTGGCCTTGCGGAAGTACTTCAGAGTGAATTTTCAAATGATGGTACACCGGTAATCAGTGCGGAATATGACCACGAGCAACGGAAATTGTATCTTGAACTTGACACATCGTTAGTAGATTCAAATGGCAAAGTATAAAGTAAAAGGATCGCAGAATCTCTATGATATTGCGCTACATTTATATGGTACAGTTGAAGGGTTGTTTGACTTGCTGATTTCCAACCCCAACTTAAATATGAATACAGAACTGATTGCTGGCATGGAGTTGGAGTATCACGACACCTTTATTATCAATCCAAGTATAGTCAATCAGCTAAATGACAACAATATCGTGCCTGTCAATAGTGAACGTCAAGTCTATTTCAAGCATCCGGATGCGCCATTGAGAATGATTGTCAAAACACCGGCAGAACTGGATAGTTTTATGTTCTCAGTTTCTGGCGAAGGCCAAATGATTATAGACTGGGGAGACAATTCTTTATTGGAGGTTGTTGTTCTAACTCATACACAACAGATCATAGAACATTATTTCGACAATCAAGTAGATGTTCGCAGAATCCGCATATATGGCGAATTTGACATAATGCGTCTCGATACAACCAATATGGAAGGAGAGATGTATTTGACGCAACCATTGACGGTAGATGAGTACATCTCTCAGTCAAACGACAACTATTTAGAGGGACTATTCTTGTTCAAAGGCACTTATTTGGTTGACTTGCAACGAATGTTAGTGCTTGATTTGAAACCAATCTACGATATGGAACTGTCGCAGCTAAATCTGCTGGGCGTAAAATTTCAGACAGTAGATGTTCTCGATGATTATCTTGAGAATTTGGTGAGCAATCACCAGAATCGTCGCGCTTGTGAAGTCTGGCTTGATACCGAACCTACCGAGAGAGGTATGCAGGCGATAGAAACTATCATCGGTGAGCCTGAATGGAATGAGCCTAACAAATGGGTTTTCCATATCAATGACAATATTTATACAGCAGAATAATGGCAAGAACACTGACTGAAATATATAGCGTAGCCAAAGGCTGTCGCGACCAATATCTTCAATTGACTGAATTTCAGAATAGCTCCAAGATGTCTATTCTTGATGCTTTTACTTGGGTTACGTCGGCTTGTATTTGGACTTTTGAGAACATTCTTGATGTATTTAAAGTTGACTTAGCCAAAGAACTCCAAAACCGCATCAATGGAACTCCAGCTTATTACGCCAATGCTATGTTGAAATATCAGCATGGAGATGAGCTGATGATGAATGAAGAAGGTACACAGTTTTCTTACCCGACTGTTGACACTTCAAAACGTATAATCACCAAAGTGGCATATTCTGAAAACGAGGAAGTTGGGTTTAAGGACAAAGAATTGTTGCTGAAAGTTGCGAAGGGCGAACCGGGTCATTATGAAAGATTGTCGGATGACGAACTACTCGCAGCTCGCGCATATCTACGTCAGATTGCATTCGCAGGCACTCATTTTGTAATGGTAAGTCGAAAAGGTGATGTGCTGATTCCACGAGTGACAGTGTACTATGATGGGGCGGTTCCAGCGGAAGAGGTATATAGCAATATCGAAAATGCTTTGAATGATTTTATTGCAAACTTGGACTTTAACGGTGTTATTTACGCCCAAAAAGTTATTGATGCAATCCAGAAGGCGGAGCATGTTGTGGATGTCTATATTGACAATTCTGCTACTGATCGGCAAGGCATCTTTGTCGCTCAGTATGATGATGACAACAATCTAATTCCTCGCATAACAGCAAATGATGGTTCTGTAATCTCTTATGAGGAACGTGTAGAGCGTTTCTTTGTACCGAATAGCGGGTATGTCAAGGAAAGTACCGGCACAGATTTAGAAGAGACTTTGCCTACTTGGAAATCTGCAATCGTTTTGAAAATTGAAGGCGAATGAGATATGCGATAAATTTCGACAGAATAATTAATCAATTGGTTCCATATTATCTTGGAGGCAGGCGATTGATATTGTTTTTGCAATCTTGTATGAAGCCCTTGCAACATGTGAATGACAGATTTGTGAGTTGGGCCAAAGAAACAAAGATTGAAGCCGCAATGACTTCTCAAATTTTCAAGTTGGAGTGGTTTTTGAATCGAAAGTTTCAAAAATATTTTGCAGATTCCACTCAACGGATTACTATTAAAAATGGAGAGAAAATAGGCACACCTATATTCAACCAAGCGGCTTCGGACATTCCAGATTCAGAGCAATTCATTCTATATCAAGGACCAGAAGCTGAGGCTGAAAACACTGCACAACTTTATCATAGCAATGAGTTAACTGAAGGCGCAGCCTATAGCTTTTTAGTCTGTTGCCCTGCATTATGGAAAGACGACACTTCTCAATTGTTGCGAGATGGTATAACTGAGAAAGAGTTTCTTGCTATGTTAACTCATTATGTGGACAAATATCGAATCTCCGGAAAAACATATAAAATCATATTCAATTAATGAAAGAGTTTAGCTCGCAAACCGGTGGACGCTTCACTTATGTCGATGATGTGCTCAACCTTCAAGAATTGGCATTAGCAATATGCTCTATTTTTGATGGTTGCGACAATTTCATAGTTTCAGGCTGTGAAGTTTCGGGGTCAACAATAACACCGGGTATAGTATATTTGAATGGCAAGCTCCGCTCATTCACAGGGGCTACCGATATTCAATCGTGGCCTCAGTTCATCTATGAAGTTAATTCGACTGAAAATATCCCATATCAGTCTGGAGGCGAGAAGGTGGGTCGAAATATATGGGGTTGCGCAATTGGTTCTGTGGTTCCTACAACCATTACAGGGCTAACCGATAGCATCCCACAAAGTATTCGCATTACCTCTGCTGGTGGGCTTCGGTTGAAAGACGCTTGGTTTGGAAAATATGCTGTCCTAAGAGAAGCATCGGCCACTTCACAGTCTGCCAAGGGTACATTATTGGTTGAGAATCTTGAAGCGACAGGAGATGTAAAGGCAAGAAATAAGATTGCATTGGCGACACTGGGTGGTAATGCCCAGATGTATTATGACGGCTCCAATATGGTTGTTGAATCGGTTGTTGATAATGGTGCCACAAAATATCGAATGGTTGCTTCTCATGGTAGTGGTGGTTTTCTGTTTTACAAGAATTCCGCACTATTGGCAACATTGACAGATACGTTGATTACATTTGCACAACCGATTAATGTATCAAAAGCAACAGTGGGGTCGCTTGGCTTTTCCAGCACAAATCTATATAACACTTCAACTGCTGCGGATAACGGTGAACTGAATATTAACCTTATTGGTTACAAAGGCGCAAACACATATTATCGCAATACTGTGATCGGCAATGGCAAAGGTGCAAAGTTGATTAGTGTCAATGGCAAAAATGCGTGGGTTGATATGTTTACTGGCCTTACTCTTAATTCATCTGCTGAAACTGGCATTGTATTAAAGAGCAACAAGCCTAAGTCTGATGCGTCCTTACGCAAACTAATCAGCTGGCAGGATTCAACTGACAATGAAATGGCATATTTGGGTTACGCTGATTTGGCAAACTCCATTTTCAAACTTTACAATTTGCTTGGAGCCATTCAAATTGAGGGTGTTGATTACGTTAACATCGCCCCCATTATCCAAGAAAACGGTCAGCCATTGTCTGAGAAATATGTATTGAAAACCACTTTTGACTCTTCTATTAAAGAGAAGGTGGATGCAACGTTGGTTTACACCCAGACGGAATGCAATCAGAAATTCGCTATTAAAAATGGCGGTCTGGCTCAATTTATAACAGACAATAAAAGCAAAGACACTTTATGTAGTGAGATTGGGGCATTGACTTCAAGCGACTTGTCGGGCTATCCCACTTTGGCTAACTGTTTGAGTGATATGGCTAAAGATGAAGATGCTAAAAAGAAAATTCGTGATAATATTGGAGCTGCTGGAGTTGGAGATTATCAAGCTAAATTAACAGATACTGGTTGGGTCAAAATTAGTACCACGTTGTATGCCCGTCAAATAGGCAATGTTGTTTCCATTCAGGGGACTTTAAGCACTATTCATAGCGGCACAGTATTTACATTGCCCAATAATATCACTGCGCCCAGATATACTGTGGGGTATGATGCTCCAATGACCGATGGTTGCTATTGGAGTTGCCGTATTGATGGCGGAAAGAAAGCCTGCACAGTTACACGATGCAACCATCACGGAATGACTGTACCTATTTGTATAACTTATATGACATAAAAATGAAGATTCACACTGGAGTACGAGACGCAAAACGCATGGAACTCGCTGAATTGGAGGCCATGAATCGTAGTGTTATAGCCGTACAAGCAACAACATCAGATGAAAGAGAAGACACGCCGGTCGAAGAGCCAGAAGAAACCAAAAAGTCTCGGAAGAAAAAGAAAGAAGCGGACGTTTGATGAAACTCGAATAGGCTTCTTCTTAAAACATGAGGCTCCATTGGAATATGACCTAATTTTCAATCAGATCTGCGGAAACAGAACGCCAACCGCAGATCTGATTGAACAAATTGGCTATTCTTCACTTAATCCATTATTCAAAAAGCCAAAATTTAGAAGGGCTTTAATCGAATATCGGAAATATGGGCTATATTGCGGAAAGCCAATTACTTCTGATGCAAAAACTGAAATGTACTACATTTTGTTACGTCGGAAGACTAATCAAAAATTAGGGGGTGAGACAAAATAAATGGTCTCACCCTTAGTGTCTAATCATAAATTATTATTAACTTTGCAATCATAACTGAAACTCGGCTTGGTTCCGAGTCCGTATATCTTCCCCTTTACATACAATTTTCATTATCACATGAAAGAATTTTCTGTGTCCGTTAGGAAACTGACGGATGAAGACCTCATGCGGGAAGCGTGTGAGTGCACGTTCTTAGGGAAGAGTCACCAGTCACTCCTTTCTATCTACAAATCGGAACACTCGCCAGCTCGAACACAAATGTTCTGGATAAAGCTGGACAGAATCCCCTTATTTATTGCAACACACCTATTACGCCACCATGTAGGTTCAATCCCATTCCAGCTAACTTGTCGTGATGACCGAGAGGGTGGCAACCCCGGTCTTATTGCCAAAATTGACGCGATAAATGAGAAGCTGGCAATGTTGTTGTCTATGATTAACAATGCCAGCTATGGCACTCAGGAAGACCTTATTAGGTCTATAATTTCTGAATGCGATTGGCTGAAAGAGAACGCAGATCGTTACACCCCAGTAAATTTGGGTCTATGTCTTAATGCTCAGGCATTATTGGATATGTCAAAGTTACGACTCTGCACAGGTTGCGCACATCGTGAAACTGTCATCGTCTTTCAAGCGATTAAGGCAAAAGTTGCTGAGGTTGACCCAGAACTTGCATCATTAATGGTGCGGAAATGTGTCTATCGAAATGGACTTTGTGGAGAACCCCGCTGCTGCGGATTTAACCACTCGCCAGCTTTTAAAGCTGAATTGACTGACTATCTCCAGTATTTCTCGTCTAAACAAAAAGGATTGCTCCATGAAAACAGTAATTAAGCGAGATGGCCGCTCTGTGCCATTCGACCATACACGAATCGACCGCGCTATATTAGCAGCAATGAAAGAGGTCGGTACAATAGATTCTGATTTTGCTCTTGACATCGCAATACAGATAGGTGACAAATGCCCTGCTTCAATCACCGTAGAAGAAATTCAGGACTTGGTAGAAGAAGCTCTGATGGCATCCCCTTACAAAGATGTTGCTCGTGCTTATATCTGTTATCGTGACAACCGCAAGAAGGCTCGTAACAGAGAAAGCGACCAAACTATACTAAGCATCATCAACGCAGAGCACAATGACATCACACGCGAGAACGCCAATATGAATGCTGACACCCCAGCCGGAATGGTGATGAAGATTGCAAGCGAGCGCAGCAAAGAGCTTGTGGATGATTACCTTATATCCGATGAAGCCAAGAAAGCGGTTGCTGAAAACGTCCTCCATATCCATGATAAGGATTACTATCCCACTCGTTCTTTAACGTGCATACAGCACCCAATCGACAAGATCCTTTCAGGCGGATTTAAAGCTGGGCATGGCGAATCTCGTTCTGCAAAACGTATTGAAACTGCCAGCATCCTTTCTGCTATATCAATGGAAACCGTTCAAAATGAGATGCACGGAGGTCAGGCTATTCCAGCTTTTGACTTCTACCTCGCGCCCTATGTTCGTAAGACGTATCAGGAAGAAGTGAAAAAGTTGTCAAAACTATTCGGCAATCTGGATGAATTGATGGATGCGCAAATTGATGATTACATCAAGGCTGAGATTACACCCAGTATAGGCCAAGGTGAAGAAGGTGTGTCACCTACTTTTACGATGATGGATATGCTCGATTTGAAGCAATACGCTATCAACAATACCGTTGACCGAGTTCATCAAGCAATGGAAGCCTTCATACATAACATGAATACCATTCATTCTCGTGGTGGTAATCAGGTCGTGTTCAGCTCTATCAACTATGGCACAGACACATCTGCTGAAGGTCGTTGTGTGATTCGTGAGCTGCTTCTAACCACCGAGCGTGGTATTGGCAATGGTTCAACTGCCATATTCCCCATTCAAATCTGGAAAAAGAAGCGTGGTGTCAGCTATCTTCCAAGTGATCCCAACTACGACTTGTATCAACTGGCATGTCGAGTAACTGCCAAACGATTCTTCCCGAACTTCCTTAATCTGGATGCACCGTTTAATCAGCACGAAAAATGGGAGGCTTCAGATCCCGAAAGATACAAGTATGAGGTTGCGACAATGGGATGCCGTACTCGTGTATTTGAAAATCGACATGGAGAAAAAACTTCCGTGGGTCGTGGCAACCTCAGTTTTTCGACAATCAACTTGCCCGGACTCGCGCTTAGTGTCCGCAATATCCAAGATAAAGAGCAGCGCATAGAGGCTTTCTACAGTCGCCTCTACGATGCCATGAATATCACGGCTCAACAGTTGCTGGATCGCTTTGAATTTCAATGCACAGCTAAAGCCAAACAATTCCCCCTCCTTATGCAAGGCCTATGGGTTGGCTCTGAAAACCTCCAAGGCGAAGATGAGGTGCGAGAAGTTCTTAAACAGGGCACTCTTGGTATTGGCTTCATTGGGCTTGCAGAGTGTTTGGTTGCTCTGATTGGCAAACATCATGGGGAGTCAGAAGAAGCTCAGAAACTTGGGCTGGACATCATTCAATCTATGTTCTCTCGCGCTCAGGTATTTTCTATCAACTACAACATGAACTTCTCTGTTTTGGCAACTCCAGCAGAAGGGTTGTCAGGCAAGTTTACAAAGAAGGATCGTGCAAAATACGGTGTAATTTCAGGTGTAACAGATCGGGACTACTACACCAATTCAAACCATGTGCCGGTTTATTATAAATGCAGTGCAGCGCATAAGGCCAAGATTGAGGCCCCATACCATGAAAAGACTCGTGGTGGACACATCTTTTATGTTGAACTTGACGGAGATGCCACACACAACGTGCAAGCGGTAATGGATGTGGTTGATTTGATGGACAAGTATGACATCGGATATGGCTCGATCAACCACAATCGTAACCGTTGTCTTGATTGCGGTTATGAAAACGCTCAAAAGGATTTGAAAGAATGTCCTCACTGTGGCAGTCAACATATTGACAGACTTCAGCGTATCACCGGCTATCTTGTCGGAACCACAGACCGTTGGAACTCCGGCAAGCTCGCAGAACTTAAAGACAGGGTGACACATGAATAAATTGTATGTAGCGAAAGTTGTTAGCTCGACCTCAGTAGATGGGGTCGGGCTACGCAACTCTTTGTATGTTTCAGGCTGTCATCTTAGGTGTAAAGGTTGTCATAACTCTCAGTTTTGGCCATTAAAATCCGGTACAGAACGAACAGTTGAAGATGTGTTTAACGAATTAAATCAAGATGATTTCAACATTTCCATATTAGGTGGTGAGCCATTGATGCAGTACCCCGCCATATTGGAGTTATGCAAACTCATTAAGAAGAAAACCAAAAAGACAATTTGGCTTTGGACTGGTTACGAGTTGCCATATTTGGAAATTTTCTATGGAGAGTTGCTTGCTTATGTTGATGTAGTGATTGACGGCCCATTCTATGAGGAGTTGAAAGACGATGAACTCAAGTGGCGAGGTTCATCAAATCAGCAAATATGGGAAATACAACACGATAATTCAAATCGTGTAATTAACATTGAGAAAATACGGTTATAATTGATACATAGATAGTTGTAAATTTATTATTGTGGGTTGAAAAATTTTTCTTCAAAATATTTGCACAATTAAAAAAATAATGATTAACTTTGCTATCGAAAATGAAACTCGCTATGTAGATGTTAAAGAAACGCGGTGCTTTCTCAGTCCATAAAGATGGTGCCGATTTAGAAGAGTTCTTAGATTCTGTGGACAGTTTGCCTGATGGAGATTATGAATATCTCATCTATGACAAATTTAAGAATCGCTCTTTGCCTCAGTTGAAGTATCTCTTCGGGGTCGTTTTGAAGACCATTTCTGATGGACTGCCAAATCACCCTCCTGTAGATGCCCTTTACAGATGGTTTGAGCAAGTGTACGCACCGCTCCACAGCTGTATAATCGAAGGGGAGACATTTGAATATGTTGACCTAAAAAATGAAAATTCAGTTGAGATGGATTACGTTATCCAACGTATTATTCATCACGCCCACCAAGAGTGGGGCATCAAAATCCCAGACAGGGATGTATTGAAAGCTCCTGAAGCAAGAGAGCTTTATACAGATGCCTATGCCGAGGTGTGGAAGCGCATACTACCTTCATCATCAACTCAACATGAGCAATAATCACGAAGATGAGCTACAGCAGGTTGATTTATTTAGCCTGTTTGAACAATCCCAAGAAACACTGGATGATGCCAAGGAAAAAAGTGCAGCCGAATCAGGTTCACAAACTCAGTTCCTCCAGTTAAACCAAGACGGCACCTATCCCGTCCGTATTTTACCAATTGCGCCAGTTCTCGGCCCTGACGGTAATCCATTACCTCTACCGCGTAAAGGATATGAAATCCCATATCGCAGTTTCTTTCTCACCATTAAGGGGAAAGATAAGAAAGGCAAAGAAACGACCCGCAAGATCCCGGTATGTCATACAAAGTTAGTTTTCCCCAATCTTGAAAACGACCTTATTGACCTCTACGTCCGCATCGCTTGTGAGCAGAATAGCGCAGATGCACAACTCTGTAAAAAAATCAGGAGCAACAGCTTTGAAGGCGGCTTGAAATACAACTCTCAGCGTTGTATGTACGTCTTCAATATGGATGAACGCAGCAAAGGATTGCAAATCCTTCAGCTTTCATTTTCTCAATACAAAGATCTTGAAGATGCCAAACTTCGTCTTTGGGGTAAACTGACAAAGAAAGATCCCAAAGCTCCTTGCCCTATTTCCTCACCGCTCAACGCATTCCCTGTTGAAATCACTCGCAAGACAGAAAATAGGAAAACGAGCTATTCAGTCAATATCGACACCTTTAATGGCGTTGATGAATTGACAGTTGAAGAACTTCGTATGGTGTATGATGCGCCTCGTTTGCCTGAAGCTCTCTATGTATATCGTCGTTTCCATCTTGAAGCAACCATTGAATTCCTCAAGCAAACTGATGAACTGTTCGGCATCAAAGTGATGGCTTCAGAGGAAATCAAGGACTGCATCGACCAGATTAAGATGGCACTGCCCAGCGATGATCAATCTCATTTCTCGTTTGATAACAGCGGCAACAATGCCGATGATGACAACGAAGGAGCTATGACTCTTGAAAAGCTCTGGGCTATCTACGATGAAATTGAAGAAGCAGGTAAGGATGACCGTTCTGAGGAGGGCCAGAATCTCCGCACACAACTTCGTGAGTTCATTGAAGCTAACGACCTTGACATCCGTGTTGATCGCAAAAAATCAAATCTCGTAGTTCTCGAAGAAATTCAGGACATTATTGGAAATGACAGTGATGACGATGAGCCTGATGCTCCATCCAACGCTCCCGAAGACGAAGAGGACGACACAGATGCGCCCGACACTGAGCCGGAAGACGAAGAGGACTCCGAAGATGAGCCGATGTCTCCACGTCGCACACGCAACGATGACACCAGTGAGCCAGCTGCTCGTCCCGGTCGTCGTACATCACGACCCGCACGTCGTCGTTAAAATTACCACTCAACATATCTAACAATAATGCAGTGAGGCCACATCATGTACCAGTGGTGTGGCCTCATTTCACCCTCTTTACATTATGAAAAAACGTGATATTCACGCTTGCATGTTGTTAATCAATGACATACATTTAAGCAAAGATAACATTCCAGAATTTCATAAAAACTGGAATGAGGCTTTGCATATCTGCAAAGAACGAGGCATTGAAACCTTAGTGGTTGGTGGTGACTTGTGGCAATCCAGAGCGGGACAAACTCTGAATGTCTTGATGGCTGCAAGAGAAGCAATTCTTAAAGCAACATCCGAAGGAGTGTATGTAATTATCGAGAATGGCAATCACGATAAAGTTGATCAAGAGTCCATCCTAAGTTACAATCACATTTTCAGTCCTTACCCTGATGTTGAAGTAGTTGATGATTATGCCGGATATGATGTCTCAAACGACGTTATACTTTGGCTCATCAGTTATTTCCCTGAAAATGGCTCATTTGCTGATAAATTGAATGAGGTCATAGCCAACTTACCTAAAGATAAAACCAATATTCTATATTGTCACGAAGGTATCAATGGTGCGTTGACAACATCATCAGATAAAGAATTATCGCCTAAAGTATTCGAGGCATTTGATAAAGTGCTTGTTGGTCATTATCACGACCGATCTGTACTTGTTGGTGGTAAGATACAATATATTGGGTCTTCACGCCAACATAACTTTGGAGAGGATTCGGATAAGGGCTACACAATTCTATTTTCAGATGGTTCGACCGAGTTCGTAAAGAATAAGGCCAACATCCAGTTCTTGACAATTGAGATTGACGCTAACAATCTTGAACACGCCAAGCAACAGCTTTCGGAAATCAAAGATGAACAAACAAAAGTTCGCTTAAAGATTTCATGCACAACCGAACAGGCGGCTACTTTGGATAAAAACACTCTTATTGAATTAGGCGCAACTAAAGTAGAAGTCACAACGGAGAACGCCATGAGTTGTGCTAAGGTTCAAGATTTTGAGGCCAAATACGATAAGGACGGCTTAAAGCAAGAGTACACTCGTTACTGCATCCAAAAAGAGATTGAAAATATAGAAATGGGGTTGCAATACCTCGACAAAATCAATACCGTATGTGGCAATTAAAGAATATTCATGCTGAAAATATCTGCGCTTTTCGAGAGCTGGATTTTTCGCCGCTCCAAGGTTGCACTACATTGATTTTTGGCAACAATCTTGACAATGACGGACAGGGCTCAAATGGCTCAGGAAAGTCTGCACTAATAGAAACAATCGCTATTACTCTGACTGGCGAATCATTAAGGATAGTGAACGCTGATGAGATAATCAATGATGCGTGTGACGATGCTCGTATTGTCGCCGAGTTTTGTAACTATGCGACAAATGACAATCTGGTGATTGAACGTGTTTTCAGTCGTAATAGTCCACAAAGCATTACGATAACGTTAAACGATGAAGCTGTAGTCCAACCGACTATTTTGGAATACAACCGATACATTCTCAGTTTGTTCGGACTTTCAAAAAGCGATATATTTTCCAGTTACATTCTTTCTAAGCATAAGTACACATCGTTCTTAAATGCTTCAGATAGAGCTAAGAAAGAGCTTATTAATCGCTTCAGTAATGGCAATATGGTTGATGAATCAATTGCTGTATTGAAAACAGACATTGCTGATGCAAAAGAACGTCTGTTTGAAGCTGAGAAACGTGTTGCACATCACGAAGGTCGTGTTTCAACTGTAACTGAACAGATTGATGCTGCTCGTGCAGAAGAAACCGAAAACGTCCGGAAAAAAGATGAACTAATTCAAGCTCATCAAGAAGCCATAACTCGTTTGCGTAGTAAAATCCGTGAAAGCAAAGCTACTATAACAAAACAGAATACCTTTTTAGATTCTCTGGATGAAGCTGATGCCAAACTTCGAGAGTTGGAGGATGGCAACCTAACGGTCTCCGAATGTTACGCAGAAATAGTTAAACTCTTTCTTAGCGTGGGCTTGCCTGCAATTAAAAACTATGTAGAAAGTTCCAACAAATTGCACCGCCAGCTCGAAGAATTTGACAAGCAAGTAAATAATTCTCTGAGTCAGGTTGAGTCATACCGTAAGGAAGTTGCTCGTGCTTCAGATGAGTATGGACTGCTTGTTGAAAAGTATGAGGAAATCAGCCTTAAAAATTCAGCCAAAACAGAAAAGTTAAAGACTGAAATAGATGAAGCAACCAAATTGTTAAATCAATTGTCTGATGATAGCCGAAGCCTGCGTGTGTCAATTGCAGACTTAAACCTTCAAATGACTGCTGTTGAAACAATGATTGCCGGTTCTATTGAGTGCCCCAAATGTCACCATCGGTTTGTGTTGCAGTCTGATAAAACTATTGATGAGTTGCAAAAGGAGCTACTGTCCTTGGAGAAACGTGTTGATAAGGCACAAAAAGCCAGAGAAAAGGCTGATAGAGAAATCAATGAGACTAATTCAACGATTAAAACCAATCGTCGTAGCATCACAGATTTGGACGCTGAAATTGATAACATATCTGACAATGTTCGCAATGCCAGACTCAAAATCAACAATCTCCAAACTACACTCGACACCATTCAGAAAGCCTTAAATTCTGAACGTGCGACAGTGGAAAGATTGCAACATCAAATTGCACAACTACGTCAAAGCATGTTTGATGAGGCTTTTGACAAGTTAGATGTCGCAACACGTCAGGCAGAAGGAGATATTGAGACTGCAAATCTTACAATCTCAAACTGTGAAGGCAATATTGCGACTTATCAAGAGTCTATCGCCCAGTTGAACGACTCGGCTTCAGTCAATACGATTGAAAGTTTAGAAAATCGCAAAACTGAGTATGAGAAAGATTTAAATATCGCGATCTCGGAGAAAGACGATAGAGCTACGGAGGTGGCGGCATTAGAGCAACAAGAAGCTCGTTTCATTGACTTTAAGACTCACTTGGCTAATGCTAAGATTGAGGCTCTCGGTCAAATTACCAACGAGTTTTTGGAAGCAATTGGAAGCGATATTCGCATTTCTTTCTCAGGTTACACTATTCTTAGAAGTGGAAAGATCCGTGATAAAATCTCCATTTCGCTCTTACGCGATGGAATTGACTGCGGTTCATTTGCAAAATTCTCCGCAGGGGAACAGTGCAGGGTTAATCTTGCCAGCATTCTTGCGCTACATAAACTGACGAATGTAAACTGTAATGATGAAAAAGGTCTTGACCTCCTTATTCTCGATGAAATACTGGATGCCACAGACGAAGCTGGTCTTGCCAGTATGTTTGATGCCCTTAATTCATTGCAGATTACTTCGATGGTCGTAAGTCATGGTCAGATAGCCGAGGCTTATCCATATCGACTGACAGTTACAAAACAAAATGGTATTTCAACAATTAATGGAAACGAAGCATGAAAGAACCACCAAATTGACAAGAGACCAAGTGCTTGGACTTGACATAGCCACTCATACCGGTTATCATTCAGTTCACGGCAGTGGCACTTGGGACTTTACCGAATCCATGCGACGAAATGGGGACAAACAACACAAAGCATTTCGTGATTGGTTGATTAACTACATCACCGAGCATGGTATCTGCCAGATTGTAGCTGAAGATGTTTCAGCCGGAACCTCAAAAGGAGGTTTCAAATCTTCAGTGAAGTTAGCAGAATTCAGAGGCATACTCTTGGAAGTCTGTGATACTTTTAACCTACCGGAGCCAATCTTCCTTAACCCAACAACAGTAAAAAAATGGGCTACCGGTAATGGCAGGGCTGATAAGAAGATGATGATTGACTTTTGTATTAGACGCTGGGGTATTGAACCCTGCGATGACAATGAAGCAGACGCAACTCACATCTTCATGTATTATGTAAGAAAGAACAATATAAACTAATTTACGGCTATGAGTAGAACGAGACGTATCAAAAGAGCGCAACTACGAGACGCTCAAAAGAACTTCAAGATCTTTGGCGATATTCTGATGGGATTCTATGAGTTCCTTGAGAAAACCCCAAAACCGACTGATGAAGAAGTAAGAAGCGAGTTTATTAAGCGTGAAGAACGCTGGAAAAAGTATTGTAAATCTCACCATTTGACTGAGGAAGCATCTCTAATGTTCAACAAAGAGGTGTCTATCTCATGGGAGAAGCGATACAAGAAGCAACCGGAGAACGAATTGACCACGAAATAAATCCGGAGGTTTCAGCTCGCAGAAATGCGTTATTTGATAAATATATTAGCCCATACAAGAATATGATTTATAAGCTGTGCATTAAGTACAGCGACAAATCAGAAGATGTCGAGGAAAACTACACAATAGTCCTCACCACTCTCTTTAGAGGCATCGAGACATACGACCCCAGCCGGGAAATCAAAACTTGGATTCATATAGTGACAAAACGTCAGGTATTTGAAATCAATCGGAAACGAGCCAAGGATGACAACCGGGATAGAGACCACGACGTACATGCAGTATGCGATAACATTCTGGATGATGACAGAATTAGCGCAAACTGTATGTGCCTCGAAAACTATCGGGAACTATACAACGATGATATACTTGCCGCACTGGATGCAATGAAGCCCATGTATAAGGACGCACTGTTACTCCAAATGGCCGGTTATTCACTCCAAGAGATTGCAGACATCGAATTCGAGAAAGGGAATCTCAGTTCTCGCAATATTGATACCGTAAAAAGTAGATTGTTTCTTGCACGTCAGTACATGAGGGATAAAATTACTCGCGATGGTAAACGAAAAACTGATTAAGCAGACAACTACCGTATTCACGGCAATCATAACAAAATTAGTGGACCCCACCTTCAAGTTTTCTAATGGTGGGGCCACCACTAAACTTCTCAGAACTTTCTTAGGCCGATTTGAAAAAGAATTCGGTGCAGTAACATCTGAGCGGTTGGTTGACTTTTGTGTCTGCGCAGCTTATACATTCAGAGATAGAACACCGGTGCCGGTTCAACAAGTATTCGGTCCCAAGACTATTCAAAGAATGAAAGAGCAAAAGCGTGGACATCTGTTCTATCAGAATCAATGGCTGGAAGCAGTCAGTTTGAGTCGCAATGCTCTTGTCGATTTGATTAAAGATCGCAAAGAACATCCGCAGGCTAAGTTCATATATGTTCAGTCTGAAGAGTTCACGAAAAGAAGACAACTAAACCAAAAAGTCGGATATTTTATTTGTCAAACTTCCACTTTGGGCTGGAGTCCATTGTCAGAGGCTTGTCAGAACTGTTCCTTTGTAGCAGACTGCCAAAAAGAAACAGAGCGTAAATATCCGGAAATTTTCAGATTACGCATCGAATATGGCAATGCAACAGGAAAGTAATTTATTGACAGATGAGTTCCTTATGGATCTCTACTACACATGCTTGAATAATGATTACATTCTGGCATTGGTAGTAGAGCATTTGGAATCTCGTCAATTGCCTGACAGAGAGTTCCAGACTCTCCATAAAGCAATCAAGGACTATTATAAAAAGACTAAGCGAGTACCATCGTTTAGTATCTTGAAACAGTCCATAGCAAAAAACAGAGCAGCCATAGAGTTACTGGAGGACATTGATTCTACAGCCAACCTCATGGACCCTGATGATGCCCTCGAACAATTGGAAGCATACATCAAGCAAGTCAAGTTTCAACAAGCATACAAGGAAGTTGGTGAACTATACAACAAAGCCGGTTACGAAGAAGCCGCGAAACGTTTGGCTGCATATTCCGAATGGGCCAATGAATTCAGTTTGGTATCTACAGAATTTGTAGATGTCATAGGCTCCTTCAGCACACGGTTTAAGGCTAACCGACAAAAACATAATAGTGCCAGTAAGCGCACTCCAATCACCAGATTTTATATTGATGAATTGGACACGCGCAACAATGGCCGCAATCTCCGTGGACAGCTAAGTTGTTTTCTCGCGCCTTCAGGTGTGGGCAAGAGTCATATTGCCAGATGGATAGGAAAAAATGCCTGTCAGATTGATGGCCTAAATGTCTTGCATATTCAGCTTGAAGGCAGTGAGTCCGAAGTTGTTGACGCATACGCAGCTTCTCTTGTGTCCTGTAATTCATTCAAATATGAGACTGGAACACTGCGAGATAGCGAAGTGGCTAAAATGGAAGAAATGCTCCAAGGTATTTCTGGCAAACTGCACGTTAAATCTTATCCGAAATTCAACTCCAATGTTTCAACTATCGACATTAACAATGCTATCCAAGATTACAAGAAGCGTTATAATTGCTCTCCAGATGTCGTGATTATTGATTCAATGGATTTGCTTACAGACTCTTCCGGTCAGCATTATACGGAAAAAGGGGAACGATTGAAGCGAATTCGTGTCGCCAATGACCTAAAAGATTTGGCTTCTGATGAAAATGTATGGATGGTCGTTACATATCAATCCACTATTGAAAATCAAGAATGGCTGAATGATGAAAAGAATGTTCTAACCGCATACAATACATCTGAGGCCAAAGGTCTTTGTCGTCCACTCACGCATCTGATCACACTCAACCAGTCTTCGCGTGAAGAAAAAGAAAATACAATGCGCATACATGTTGCCAAGAGCCGCTTCTTTAAGAAAGGAGAGCCGTTCAAGATTGCGACAGATTATGAGCATGAGACATTCTACGACCGTCAACGCTCTATGAATATCAATAAAGCCGCATAGTTATGTATCTGAGCCGAGAAGAACGAGAATATATCATTCGTGAAATTTCATTGGAACTTCACGCCAAATTAGATGGTAGCCGAAAAAATCTTTTGGTGCCGGTTTGTCCTGTCTGTGGGAAAGGCGGCTCTAAGTTTGGTATATATATTGGGCCTGAAACTGAAAACAAGAAACCATTTATGGCTCACTGTTTCAAGTGTGGTGCCACAACCAGAAGTCTCGACCAGCTCTTAGACTTGATCAATCGTTCAGACCTTAAAGTCGAAGATAAGGCATCTTTTGCTCCTCTCGAAATACCGACATTCTATCAAATTAATGAAGCAGAAATAGATGACGAACTAACAGTAGTAGAAATGCCAGACGGGTGGAAAAGGTGCTATCGAAATAAGTATCTGAAAGATCGAGGTTTTGAAGCTGATGATTACGAATATTTCCCAGTTGGCACTACTCGTGGACTTAATTTCAAATTTGACGATTATGTTGTATTTCCAATTATCGACAATGGCGATACAGTGGGGTATGTGTCAAGACATACTTGGAGCAAAGATGAAATAGATTCATATAATGAGAAAGCACGTTGGGCTGGGAAGTATGAGAAGCGTCGATACAACAATAGCATAGATAATGATTTTGTCAAGTTGCTTTACAACTACGATTCTGTCATTGAAGATGAAACTGATACTGTCATTCTCTGTGAAGGCATATTTGATGTGATTGCCCTGACCAGAAAACTCGACCTATATGATAATCCACGAATAGTTGCTGTAGCGACATTCGGTAAAAAAATATCTCAGGCCCAGATTTATAAGCTCCAATGCAAAGGTGTTCGCACAATTGTGATAGGATATGATTCGGATGCAAGAGAGTCAATTCTTAAAGCTGCCGACAATCTGAATGAGTATTTCGATGTCTATGTTGCCAATCTTCAGGGTAATGGTAAAGACTGGGATGAAATGAATTTCTGGGAGATATTCGACACATTTTCATTAGGTCTGATGACTCCACGAGAATATAAACTAAAAACCGTACAATTATGAATGAGCTTATCGAATGGCTGAACAGAAACAAGATTCAGCACAACATAATAGATGAAGAAGTCATCGAAATCCCCGGTATGGGCAAGCTGCTTTTTGAAGATACAGATAAAGTCAATTCAATCTTTAGGGGTAATGCTGATGGCGAAATGGTGTTCAACAGTATCGAGGATTCGCATGTCTTGATGGATGAAGGTATCAACTACATAGTCTTCAAGTTTGGCGACAACTGGTACTATACTGACCTTAGAAAAGATTTCACACTTAACATATTGAAATATGTAGGTGAGCGCAAACCCAATGAGAGCAGTGTTGAATTCGTGAACCTTGGTGTCCATACGCCTTTTGAACTGCTCAATGGTAGCTTTATGCCAAAAGAATGGGTAAAAAAGGCAAAATATCTGGGACATGACGCTCTGGGTGTCTGTGACAAAAACACAATGGCATCACTATTTGCTTTTCAGAAAGAATGTGATGCAGCCGGAATCACCCCGATATTTGGTTACACTCTCGCTTTTACCGATGGTATTTCTCAGGTAGGCGGCAAAGTGTATGTGCAATCTCAAAAAGGATTGCGCAATCTGCTTCGCATACAGAAAGCCATTATGGTTGACAGTGATGACAAAACAATCTATGTCGAAGACCTATTGCAATATGGTGAAGGCAATGTGTTTGTATTTGACAAGTATTCACCGGAATGGCTGGAAAACAATATTGAATATGTTGAGAAATTCGACAAGGTATTCGATTATGTCTTCTATCAGTTAGACCTCTCTGAGTACAAGGCAGAGCGCATAGACATTCGTGTGCTGGAGGCTACTAAGCGTTATTTTGATTCAGTCGCTGAATATCACAAATACATTCAGCCTATCCTGATTTCAGATTGCTATTATCTTGATAAGGATGATGCCAAAAACAAAATCATTCTCAACAAGATAGCAGAGGGTGCAGCACATGAGCAGAGCGACGATCAATATTTCAAAGATGTCGATGATCACTATGCTATATTCAAACAGTTGTTTGATGAAGAAAAATACGATATTGACCTCTTGTTCAGCGAATGTTGCCGACGAACATTGGTAATCGCTGGTGGTGCCAAGGCTCGATTTGAAACTGCGCGAAATTTCATGCCAAAATATGATATGACTCCAGAGGAGAAGAAGAAATATGGCACGACTCACGAAATGTTCAATGAGTTGTTGGAAGAAGGACTACAACGACTCGTTCCGGTTGATAAGCAAGAACAGTATCGCAAACAGATGGAGTACGAAAAATACATCATCGAATCCACCAACAATGTCGATTACCTCCTTGTCCAGTATGATACTGTTAACTGGTGCAAACGAAACGGAATCCTCGTAGGATGTGGCCGTGGTTCGGCTGCTGGTTCTCTACTTCTTTATCTGTTGGGAATCACTCTTATTGACCCAATTAAATACGATCTCATTTTTGAGCGTTTCTTGCTTCCTGAACGAGCTGGACTTTACCCTGCTCAAACAACCATAATCGGTGAGGATATTGAATCTCTCAAATATGTGGAAGTGGACCTTGAATGTGGCCGCTCACTTAAAATAGATGTTGACGCTCAGTTAATCATCAAACGAGATGGTGCAGAAGAGCCAATCATCGTATATGCTGATGAGCTACAAGAGGGTGACGACATCCTTTTCGATAACAAAGACAAATTATTCACCATCAACGAAATATAAAATGAGCCAAATCACAATCACCGATGACATGAAGAAGGCAGTTGAATTGATCGAGCAGACCAATCAACACATCTTTATCACTGGTAAGGCTGGAACTGGTAAGACAACGTTTCTTCGCTACATCGTTAGCAACATCAAGAAACGATTTGTCATTTCAGCATCTACCGGCATCGCAGCCATCAATGCGGGAGGCGTAACGCTACACAGTCTGCTCAGAATACCTTTAGGGGTATTGCCGCCTAATGCCGCTATCAAAGGGATGCTTCCCAAGGATAAGTTCATACTTCTCAACTCAATTGATGCACTCATTATTGACGAAATCAGTATGGTGCGTCCCGATGTGCTTGATTATGTAGACAAGCGTTTACGTCAGGTGCGTGGTTCAGAGGAGCCATTCGGAGGTATTCAAATCATCATGTTTGGAGACCTATACCAGTTGCCCCCAGTCGTTAAGAATGAAGAAGCCAATATATTAGAAGCCTTTTATGATGGCTACTACTTCTTCAACGCTCAAGTGTTCAAGGAAGTGGGCTTCAATGTGGTAGAACTCAACCACATATTCCGTCAGTCAGACCCCCGCTTCATTGAAATTTTGAACAATATCCGGTCATACAAGATTACTGAGGATGACATAGAAGATCTTGGTGCGCTGCGTGACAAGTATATGAGCGAAAAGTATGATATAACAGCTATCCATATCTGTACCCATCGTAAAGATGTAGAACGCATCAACAAGTCTATGTTGAATGAGCCGACACACACCTTTGAAGCTCAGATTGAAAAAGAGTTCAATATCGGTCATGCACCTTGTGATAAAGAATTGGAGCTTCGTATCGGAGCCAGAGTAATGACCTTGGTCAACAATAAAACTCAAGGTTTCTACAATGGTTCGCTGGGAGTTGTGCAAGACATCGCAGACGATAAAATCCTTGTTGCCCTTGATAATGGTTGCACAGCTGTAATTGAGCGATATACTTGGGAAGCCTGCGACTATGTGACTGAGAATGGCAAGATCGTAAAAAAAGTCAAAGGAAGCTGCACTCAGTTTCCGCTTACACTGGCTTGGGCCATCACAATCCATAAGAGTCAAGGATTGACTTTTGACCAGATAGTAATTCATACCAAGGGTGTTTTCTGTCCCGGCCAAATCTATGTGGCACTGAGTCGCTGTACGTCAATTGAAGGCGTTATTTCCGACTCGTTCATCAGTCAGCGTCATATAATGCCAGATGAAGACTTGATGGCCTTTGAGAACGCATACAAGCAGACCAACAACTATTTTGGTAAAGAAACTCAGAAATTGATTAAGCAATGAAAGTTCTGAAAGTTACACAACATACGCTCACCACCCCTGAAATGGTAGCCGACTGTTTTGTTGACAGCGGTTATCTTCAGGGCCCCGGTGGCTCACTTCCTGATGTGGACAACGACTTCCAGTCTGATCGTCGTCAGGAGGTTAAGGAATACATTGAGCAGAGATACAATTTGAATGGCAAGCAACGAGTTTTCTCGGCTGGCACACTTACTACGTTGAAAGTTAAAGCAGTTATCAAAGATGTGGCTCGTACTATGCGTATCAGCCCATCTCTTGTGAATTATCTGACCGCAATTTTCGACGATGATAAGTGCGACTATACGGGCATATTCAAACTTGCAGCAGTTAATCGTAAAATTGCCAAGTTCATACATGAATACCCTCAGCTGTTTGAGGATATACGCACACTTATGTTTCAGCCTCGTTCCAGCTCAATTCACGCATCAGCATTGCTGGTGACTCACGATCAGCTGGACGGCGAAGATATGGAGTGTTTTGACTATACGCCCATCAAGAAAGTGGATGGTATGCTTGTATCAGAGTTCGACGGCTATCAGCTTGACGAATGTGGCCTTCTGAAAAATGACTGTCTTGCGACTAAGGAGTTGTCAAAACTTCAGCAAACAATGAATCTTTGCAATCAGGAGTATGGCACGAATCTGTCTCTCGAAATGCTGGCGACCAGTAACTGTGATGAACCTCGTGCCTATGAGTTGCTGAGTGCTGGATATACTCAAAATGTATTCCAGCTTGCCTCGCGTGGTATGACAAAATTTATCAAAGAAATGCAACCCTCTTGTATAAATGACATCATTGCAGCCAACGCTCTGTTCCGTCCAGCAACACTGGAAAATGGCTCTACAACCGACTATGTGGATTGTAAGCGTGGCGATAGAGCACCAGTGTATCTTTGGGGCACTTATAACGCACTGAAAGATACCTATGGTCTTATCACATATCAAGAACAGGTTGTATTCATCGCTCGTGAAGTTGGTGGATTCAGCCTTGGCGATGGTGTGAAACTGGTGAAATTTATCTCTAAAAAGAAGATGGATAAAATTCAGGCTATGAAAGAAAAATTCATGGCTGGAGCTAAGAAAAATGGATGCCCCATTGAAGATGCGGAAGCAATATGGCATCAGATTGAAGCGTGTGGCAGTTACCTCTTTAATAAGAGCCACGCTACAGCCTATGCCGTAACTTCATATTGTGGTGCGTATCTGAAAGCAAAATACCCCACAGCTTTCTATACTGTGGCTCTCCAATGGGCTGATGATGATGAATTGGTGCCCCTAATGAGTGAAATGGAATCTTGCAGTAACGCCAAGGTGGTGGCTCCTGACATCAATCACAGTCAGGCCTCTTTCTACACAGACTTCCAGACGGATGAAATATTCTGGTCTCTCACAAGTATCAAGATGCTTGGAGTGAAAGCGGTTGATTGGATTATCAATGAACGGGATAAGAATGGCGAATTCACCAGCATCACAAATTTCATTGACCGTATTTTTAAGTATAAACTCAAAAAGTACGAATATTGGGATGATCCGGATAATGAAGAAGAAGCTCAACGTTGTCCTGTCAATGCTCGTCATGTCCGTAATCTTATCTTGGCAGGCTGTTTTGATAAAGTAGAAAGAGCTCAGTCAGTCATTGAACGCTACGCAATCCTTCAGAAAGCCGCAGAGCAGTTGGGCTTTGCTATTGATGAAAAAGACTTCCCTTCTGAGTTCATCGGCAAGCACTATTTTTGGAGTCAGCAACAAATTAAAGTGTCTGGAATTGGTGCAATAGATTACCGTCGAATCTATGACAATTCTACTGTAAAGCCTGAAATCAAGGGCCGTTGCTCATATCTCAGCCTCAAAGAAGTGTTTGATGACGAGAATGACGGTCGCAAAGTAGCAATAGCAGCCACTGTTGCTGAGTACGAGGAGAAGAAATTGACGAGCAAGAAGACTGGACAGACAGAGCCCTATTGCAAACTCGTTCTCCAACAGAATAATGACCTCTGCGAATGTGTTGTTTGGCCCGAAGAATTTGCCAAATTCCGTGGTCTGTTGATGAACGCCAAAAACAAATTGATCATCTTTTCTGGTGTTGTAAAATATAGCGACTATACTGGAAAGAATAATATCTGGTTATCACGCAGTTCTAAAATGGAAATAATATGAAACCTATAATCATCGCACTTGTCGGCCCATCTGGGAGCGGAAAGACTACACTGTCTCTCTATCTTCAAGAAAACTGTGGAATACCGGCAATATGCTCTTATACAACACGACCAATGCGACAAGGCGAATTCAACGGTCGAGACCATTGGTTTGTCGGACACGATCATCCAATTCCAGAAAAGCCGTTGGCATACACATTCTTTGGAGGGAATCATTATTGGACTGAAACGTCACAAATTGATGGCCTTAAAAGATGTACTTATGTCATAGACGAAAAAGGGCTTATCGAATTGAAAGAACGCTGGAGCGATAAGTATGAAATCTTGTCAGTCCACATTGATCGGCCTGTTCGTGATAACATTGCCCCTGAGCGTATTCTACGAGACTATGAACGTGTCAATATAGAGCATTATGATATAGTCCTTGATAACGACTCTGACCTCGAATCTTTCTTAAAAACAGCAGTAACCACCATAGCAACATTCATAGCATAATGGCAACACCTAAAGAATCAAATCCGTACATTGTCGGGCTGGTGCTCGACTTTGAAACCGGTGGAATACCGAACAAGACAAAGAAGCTCACAGCTGCTAATATCGGTATCACCCAGATAGCAATTCACGCTGTCCGCTTGGACACATTTGAGAAACTTGGCTCATATGTCAAATACATCTATCCGTATGACCAAAAAGAAATCAAGGCTCTTGCACCAAAGCGCAAAGTCCTTAAAAGCAAATATGAATCACCGGCAACTGAGCAAATGGTGTATGAGGATGCAGCCTTGAATTATACGGCAATTACAATGGATATGTTGTTAGGAATGGGGGTGGACATCAATGAAGTCGCTCAGGATGTGCTGAAGTTTATCAGAGACGTCACTTATCCAAAAACGCCTAAGAACATAATGCCTTTGGTCATCGGTCAGAACATAACCTTTGATGAAGCATTCTTAATCCAGATGTTTGAGTACACCGGATTGCTGTCTGAATTGATTAAAGTTGTCCGTGGCTGGGTTGATTTCTATGGCAACTGGCACCCTCAGATGATTGATACAATTCATCTTGGTCAACTTGCTCTATGTAGCAATCCAAACGTAAACTTCTATAAACTGGAAATCATGTGCGAGCATCTTGGTGTAGAGCTTGATGATGCTCACGATGCGGATGCCGACGTAGCCGCCACCACCAACGTAGCCGCTGTTCTTGCTCAACGAATGAGAAGTGTCGGTGGCATTATCGAAGGTGGCGAGATTCAGATGAACAAAGCTGAAAAATCACGCAAACATTTTAAGATATGACGACAGATACCCCTAATCCTCAAGAAGATGTGGTATTGCCTCCAGTCAAGGAGGCTACCACAACATTCAAGGTCATTACAGACCGTGTGGTTCTCAAAATAGTGAATGAGAAACACCCTGAAATTACTCTGGCTGAGATTTCAGGGTATGATCTGAATATTGCTTTCAATATGGAGTATATCAATTCTCTTGAAGATGTTACAGCTGTGCAAGAAGGTTTTGCAACACTAATGGGAAATACAGTTATGGATATACTTCTTGCACACAAACATCAGTCAGAATAGCAGACTATTCCTAATAAACAAAGCCTCGGTAGCAGTTATCGAGGCTTTCAATTAGGAATTTCAATGGAAAATAAGCAATTAACTGACCAAGAGGTGTTATTTTGTGAGCTGTTTATGAACGGCGCAGCACCTTATGCTGGTAATGCTGTCAAATGTTATTCCGAAGTATTTAAAGAAGATGGCCCAAGAACACGTCATAAAGCCAAGTTGCTCCTAAATCGAGAAGACATAAAGGCTTATCTCACCCAATTAGACGAGATGAGTGCTGAAGAAGCTGGCAATATGAAACGCTATCTCACTCAGAATCTGATGAAGATACTTGAAGAAACTTCGACAGCTCAATTTCGTGATAGGCGAGGCACATTGTTGTCCACAGCTCCACTGAGAAGTGTGGCTGTCAGTGCGGCAAAAGCACTGATGGATATGTATGCCGTCAAGGAGGCACAGACAGTTAATCTGGAAGGTGGAAATGCCGAAGGTGGTGGCATTACTTTCAATGTTATTGTGCCCGAATCTAAATCTGAGATTAATCCCAAATCAGAATAATGTTAGAAATTATTGTAACCGGCATTGTCAGCTTGATAACTGGTGCTGGTGGTATGCTATTTTTCTATCCCCAGACTCGAAAAGCAAAAATCTTGGAAAATGAAGCCAAGCAATCGGAGGAATGGAAGAAACTTTACGAAGAAGAACGCCATTTACGAGATGAGGACCGAAAAGTCTGGGAGGAGGAACGAGCACGGTATGAAACTAAAATTGACACACTGTATGACCAAATCAGCCATCAGCGTGATTGTAAGGCAGAGCTATCCAAAACAAATGCAACTCTTCAAGTAGAAAATACTCGTCTGTGTATGTTGAAGTGCGAAGTTCCGGCCTGTCCTAATCGAAAACCACCAACAGGATATTAATAACTATGGAACAAATCATTACAATTGTGGCTTCAGAAGAATTATCAGAATTAAAACTTTCTGAACTCGTTGGTCGCAAAGGAATTGTGAAAGAACTGTGCTATCATCAATTTGGTAGCAGACCGAGGGGTGCTTGGATAGAATTGATCGGAGAACCCTATCTTGACGAACAGGAATGGTATATTCCAGATAACTCAATAATGCACGATGACAACATTAAAGCAAGGCAGTAGAGGTTATGAAGTCAAACAACTTCAAAAGAAGCTGAATCTATTAGATGACGGAATTTTCGGACCGCTTACTGAAGAAGCTGTACGAGCATTTCAGAAATCTAAAGGGCTTACCGCAGACGGCATTGTCGGTCCAAAGACATGGGCTGCATTAGGTGTGGTTTCTGCGTCAAATCCTCGAAATATCAAAGAAATTATTGTCCACTGTTCGGCAACTCCAGAAGGAGAAGATTTTACCGTTGAACAGATAAGGAAGATGCACTTAGCGCGAGGCTTTTCAGATATTGGCTATCACTACGTCATCTATCGCGATGGTTCCATTCATAAAGGGCGAGATGAAGCTAAAAGTGGAGCACATTGCACTGGACACAACACCATCTCAATTGGTGTATGCTATATAGGTGGCTGTCCGCCTCGTTCTACTCCCAATTGGATGAATAAAGGGAAGGACACTCGCACTGAAGTTCAGAAAACGGCTCTGCTTAAAATTTTGAAAGAACTGAAGGCTAAATATCCAAAAGCAACAATCCACAGTCACAGAGATTTTGCTAACAAAGCATGTCCTTCGTTTGATGCGACAAAAGAATATAAAAATCTATGACAATGAAAAACGCACCATTAATTATCGGAATTGTTTTGGCCCTATGGTTAGGTTTTAGCGTAGGGCAATGCACTGGCTCACGTTCTTCGCCCATTGAAGAAGATATTTCAGTGTATTGTGATACAATAGTGGACACCATTACCTATCGCCAACCGATTCCTGTGGATAGTGTCGTTTTACGCTACGTCACTGTCAAATTACCACAAGTTGATACTATCTTGACAAAAGGTGAGGATATTATCAAAGTAGATAGTGTGTATGTCGAGGTTCCTATTCAGCAAAAAGAATATCAAGACAGTGCATATCACGCATGGATAAGTGGTTTTAATGTTAATTTGGACAGTATAAATATCTTTCCAAAAACGATTACGGTAACGCACCGTATCAGAGAGCCGCCCAAACGTTGGGGATTAGGTATTCAATTAGGCGCAGGATATTATGGCGATAATCGAAAATTCGGTCCATATATAGGAGTGGGTGTTAGTTATAATATTCTGACATGGTAAAAAATTTAAGCGAAGCTCAAACTACTCTATTTGAGCTTCGCTATTTTTAATAAACAACAAACAAAAACGATATGGAACTACACATAAAAGACCGTATGTATTTTCCTCAACTGCTTCCACAGCAGAACACCTTTATGGAGTATGCTATGAAGCGTCAGATTCTGAAGAAAGTTGGCTTGACCAAGGAAGATCAAGAAGCCTTCAGTATCGTAGAGGACAAAGAAAAGAATGAGATTCGCTGGAATATCGAAAAAGATATGGCACAGCCATTAACAGTTGACTTCACCAAGGACGAACTTGAGTATATCAAGAAAGGCTGTGAAGCACTGTCTGAGCATCCATGCCCAGATGATTTCTGGGGACTTGTTGAACGAATCTACAATACCGAACCGCAAAAGTGATTCATGCTCAATAATAATGTTGGCTCCCTTCCCAGATAATTTCCGGGAAGGGAGTTTTTAATATGCAGCAAGAGCATGAAGATAATTGGCGTAATGAGCCTCAATCATTTCAACGGATGTTCCAGCAGTCTTCGCTATCATCGCCAGTGGCATTTTATTCTCAGTCACAGCTTGCGTGATAGCAGTTCTGCGAAAGGCGTAAAGCGTTAACTGGAATGGAACTCCCAGATATTTCCCAACTTTATGTAGGAATCTGTTGATTTGGCCGCAGATATGATTCCCTTTGTAGTAGTGATAGTGGAATTGCTGAGGATCGTTCAGATTCCATTTAGTTTGATTGAGTGCAAAGGGGAATATATAACCACCTTTAGACTTTCCTTGATACTTCATCACAATCTCAACAGCTTTTGGAGACAGATATTGTATAACCAAGGCTTTAGAGGTATGCTTGCTTGATGCTCCATAGTTCTTCTTTTTGGCTGGAATATAGGTGCAAGTGAATCGCTTTGTGTTTGCATCATAAGCGATATTGTCCCAGTGGAGCCTCAGTATATCTATGGGGCGAGATTTCATTTCATACAGGAGCATACAGAAATCCCGATAGAGTTCCTTGTAGTATTCCATTTGTGGGCCACGAGCCATTTTGATTTCGCTGAGGTCCATTTGAACAAACTGCTCATATTGCTCAGGTGTCAGACTTTGGACAGCTCCTCCATTAGAAAGAAAATCCTTGGCTTTATCGGTCACTTTATGGATTGGAGCATAATCCATATATGGAAAGTCAGGGCGGTAGGTTATCAGACGCGCTTTTCGAGCCCTACTGATAGCGGCAGCGAATATTTTCATCGTGCCGATAAAGTTAGTGCCTTTGCCATTTTTACCCTTCTGTTTGTTCAGCCACTTGATAAGTTGCACAAAACTATTGTCTCCAAGGGCTGTCAGAGGCTGTTTTATGAGCTTTCCTTCAGCTTCCAGCTTATGCAGAAGTGTTAAATAACCTTGATAACTTGCGGAGGGCTTCAGCCGTTTTGGGTTCTTTATCTCCTCAATGATCTGCTCCAGCCATTTGCCCAAAGTCATATTGTCACCGGGCATAGCATTGCTTGTCACACTGGGTGGGGTGACTGTTTTCTTTGGAGGTTTGGATAATTGAGGCTTAGGCTTTGACTCTTGAGCGGCAAGAAGCTCTGTTTCCTCTTGATATGCAAACAGTTCTCTGCCAGATTCAAAGTCGTACTTTTCCAGCAAGTCCTCGTAGTGTCTGAGGACATCACTCAGGATTTTGTTGTTAGCACTGTCGATAGGGCGGCGAGATACAAATCTTTGTGCCGACTTATCCCATGTCTTGAAGTCGGGGTTTCTGAGTTCATCAACGGCTCGATAGTGCCGGATAGAAGTTCCCTTGACGGTTGCGCACAGGCAGAACCGTCCATTTCTGTTAGTAAATTTTAACGAAATATTCGCCATTTGAATGAAGATTTACGGGCGAACAACTTTGAGATCACAGTATTTATTTGTGCTGTGCACAAAACTTCATTCATACTGCCGGACAGACCAGTTCGATACAAAGTAATCCATATAGTACGAAAACGTTGTAATCGTCTAATCTTCATTCAATTATAAAAATAAAAGTCGAGGGTTGATTCTCGACTTTTATCATAGGGCGGAGAGGACGAGGAGATTTTGAGAATCGTCCTCTCTCCTATGATTGTCAGACAGTTATGAATGAATTTGTGCTATTTCATCAAGAGCTTATGCACATCAGAAAGCACAAAACTCAACACTGTAATTCAATGTTCGCTTCAGTTTATAGGCAAAGTTACATATAATTGTTTGAAATCAAATGTTAAAGAATGAGTAATTTTGGGAGGATAATAGTTAAACAAAGTTAATTTATGGCGAGTAAAGGGTTCCTCTTGGGATTTCTATTAAACTGGATGATATGTTGTGTAAAGCACAAAAGCCACTCAAAACGAGTGGCTTTTTCACAGTTCGCCCGACATGGGCATAATCTAACGGGTGTAAGTCCCGAGCGCGCCCCGATAGCGGGAAGCGCATAGTCCGAGGCAACGGTGTCTGCCGCGAGGAGAATCGGAAGGAAGCCAAGGACAAAAGTCTGGCTCCACGCACAGAAATTTGATACGAGGCTCAAAGTCAGGGGGTAAGGTTGCTGAACAAACCAAAGCCCGAAAGCTATCCGGACTGACGAGAGTAAATCAAGGGAGTATAAGACTGAAAGATTACGTTCTTAATCGGGGAGGTCTGTGGGGCGAGCTGTAAGGCAAGCAGTAACAACGAACCCACAGAAGTCAGCAGATGCCATAGTAGTCGTCGCCTTAAAGCTCGTGGGCGGCGATGAAGGGCAAAACTTAACCACACGAGCAAAACTTTATTTTACCCGATGAAAGGAGAAAAGCCGAAAACACAAGAAAGCTGCCCTCGGAAGAATAGCGCGGAACGCGAAAGGTATGAGGGAGCGCCTACTTTGATTGGGATAGTTGGAGATGAACTCGTAGAAGTGCAACTATCGTCAGACAGGATGTTGGAATACATCCTCACTCCCGACAACCTTAACAGAGCATACCGACAAGTCAAGGGCAACAAGGGGAGCGGAGGAATCGACAGAATGGAGGTGGAACAACTGCTTCCGTATCTGCGAGAACACAAGGATGAGCTGACAGAAAGTCTGCTGGGCGGACGCTACCGCCCCAATCCCGTAAGGAGGGTAGAGATACCCAAGGAGGGAGGAAAGACGCGACAACTCGGCATACCGACAGTAGTTGACCGCGTAATCCAGCAATCCATAGCCCAGGTGCTGAGCCTGGTGTACGAACCGAAATTCTCGGAGACAAGCTACGGCTTCCGACCGAGACGGAGCGCACACCAAGCCCTGCAAAAGACGCAGGAAATCATCAACGACGGCTATAAATACTGCGTGGACTTAGACCTTGAAAAATTCTTTGATACAGTCAACCACAGCAAGCTGATACAGCTACTTGGCGAGACAATCAAGGACGGCAGGGTCATATCTCTGATACATAAGTATCTCAACGCAGGAGTGATAGTCAGCCACAAGTATGAGGACACGACTGAGGGAGTTCCGCAAGGCGGTCCTCTCAGCCCCATACTGAGCAACATAATGCTGACGGAACTTGACCGCGAACTTGAAAGACGCGGGCTTCCGTTTGTGCGCTATGCCGATGACTGCGTCATCTTCTGTAAAAGTCCGAGAGCCGCCGAAAGGGTGTGCGAAAGCATTACGAAGTTCATAGAGGGAAAACTCTTCCTCAAAGTGAACAGAGAGAAGACCCACGTAGGCAGTGTCCACGGACAGAAGTTCCTCGGCTACTCGTTCAACACGTGAAGAGGAAAGGCTCGCTTGTGCGTTCATCCGAAAAGCAAAGCCAAACTTCGCTCCAAACTCAAGGAGTTGACAAAGCGTAGCAATGGCTGGGGCTACGAGAAGCGCAAGGAGAAACTGACCTATGCAATCCGAGGGTGGGTATACTACTTTCGGCTCGCCGAGATGCGCAACTTTCTGAAAGAAACCGACGAATGGTTGCGCAGTCGCATACGCATGTGTATATGGAAATGCTGGAAACGAGTGCGGACACGCTTCAAGAACCTGCAACGATGTGGCATCGCGAAATGGCAGGCATGGCAATGGGCTAACACCCGAAAGGGGTACTGGCGCACTGTTCACAGCCCGATACTGACACGAGCCATATCAAACGAGAAATTGAAGCGCGCACACTATCCCACACTTACGGAATACTACGAGAAACTGCATCCGCGTTAAGAACCGCCGTATGCCGAACGGCACGTACGGTGGTGTGAGAGGTCGGTAAACACGAAAGCAGGAGATAAACACCTGCGATTAGTGTTTACCTCCTACTCGATTAACTACGCGAGAACAACAACAATACATATATCTTATATTTGCCAAGGATTCTGATTGGGGTCATAACTCCGCATGAATGTAGACACTACTATATCTGAAACCGGCTTCTTGTCTGGCCCCAATTTTCGTGGAATCTGAGGATTGATTTTTAGGCGAGAAGCATCCCTCAACCAAAGAATCGAAGTTTCATAGTCAGTGATACGAGCTTGGCTTACATTATTAGGCGAAATCAGCTTATGCAGCTCGTACACTGCTATCCTGAGAATGTGTTTCTTCAAATTGCCATTACGAGGATCATGTAGGATGATATTGAAATTCTCTTTCAATTCGTCTGCATTAGGATTAATGACGGGATAGAAGACTTCACCATTATATTCCACATATTCGGTAGAGGACAATTCATAGGTGTTAATAGAAGGGTCATACGAGCCGATTAAGCCCCAGTTGTCATTGTCGTGAGGGTTTGTATTCCAATCTGTATTTTCTTGGCTTATGAGGGCGTAAAACAGGCCGTTGTAGCTTACCACTTCCCACGGCATATATGTCATATTTACAATCCAAGGAGCTGCTTCAACTTTTTCCCAACCGTTAACACCCGGTGCTCTCACATTATCATAGTCAATGCCGTTATATTCTATGCACTGGAAAAATGTATTGGCAAATCGCACAATGTCCCCCGGCATATAACTACCACGCTGAGTATAAAATGGTACAGCTTCTTCATCTTGAATGAGTCCGTTGAATTCCATCCAGTATTCCAAATTGGCTGGGGCTTTGTAACCATTGATAGTCCGAATAGTCTTGTAAATTTTACCATCGTGATAGAAATGGGCTCCCACAGGATAAGTAATCTGTCGATTGTATTCAGCAAGATTTTTACCAACATCCAAGGCTTCTTCGACCATATAATTCTCAGTCAAATATTCCAATATGGATTCTTCAGCGGCTTCTTCCGCCTGTGCCAGACGTATCTCCTTGTCACGAATTAGCTGGCCAAGTGCTTCTTCGGTGACAATGCCCAAATAGTCTGCGTTATTTAAAAATCGTTTATACATTATTAATACCCAAAATCGCCATATATAGGTGTGTGAACAGTAGATATACCATAAGTTCCATGACGCTGGAATTTATTCCATGCCTGAGAAAGCAACAAACAAATCGCATAATCCAGAGCATCTGAAAGGTGTCCGTACTTTTCATATTTGATACCCAGTTTTGGATCAGTTACTTTTGACTTATTTTTAGTGCCATCTTCATTTTTCTTCTGATAAATTAAGTCTTCAGTCAAGCGTCTGCATCTCATATCAATTTGTATTTCCCACCCCTCATAGCCAGTCAGGAGCTTATTTATAAAATCCAGTCGAGCAACCTGAGAGGGTTGTTTAGACAGCAATTTCTTTTGTGCTCTTAATGCCGGATTCAAATGAGATAAGATTATTGTATAATTGTTAACCCCTTCCTCGGTCTGAGTGGAACGCGCAAGACCAGCAGGGTCTCCAGTTACTAATAGACCACCCATGTGTCTTTCGGTTAGATACTTTTGACTCAACTTGTCAGCGAGCTTTGGAGTGTTATTCTCCTTATCTTCAGGCTTCCCCAAGATTTCCTCCAGTACATACAATTTCTTGTTGTCATAATCAACCTGAATAGCCAATGACGACATGAAAGGCGCAACGTTGAAGTCCCAGCTAATAATCAGTGGCTTCAGTGGATCATATACTTTTTCACGAAGCCCATCAACCAGATGCTTTTCACCGTTAAAGTTGTAGTAAGCAGCTGCGTCATTTGAATCAACATAATCCCAGTTGCCATATAATAGGCGAGCCTTTACAGCCGGGTCTGTAATTTTATTTAGCGATGCTTCATATATTTGTCGGAAAGCAATGTCCGGATTATCAAATACTGAAAATGGAACATACGCCTCACCCTCTTTACATACGATTGCATTACCTTCATCATCTTGAACAAATCTTGAACGAACCCAAGTTATACAAGGGTTGGTTGTCATCAATAGCCGAGGAACCTTGAATGTTTCGTGAGTCTTCCAACGAAGACGTGAAAACAATACTTCAATTGCTCGTTCAGAAATTTCAGAAACCTCATCCACAAAACCGATGGTCCACTCTGATGAACCCAGTCGTTCAAAATTGCTATCTGAAGGCAAATCTTCAAGTTCTTTCAATAGAATTGTCGAGCCATTCCAGAATGTTACAATACCTTCAAGGTTATTGATCTTATAGTTTTCACCTTCTTTCAACCCCCATTGCTTCATCACAGTCTTAATGGTATTGAAAGTTGACTCCTTCAAAGACTTAATAGTCTTACGAGCGATTACGGCTCTCAAATCAGGGAACCGCATACAACTACTTATAATCCAACAACTGCCAATGTATGATTTGCCACCACCAGCGGCTCCACCTCCCAAAATTAGCTGCGGGAGATTTTGAGAACCACATTTATTACATTGTGGCTTATACTGAGGGTTGCCTTTATAGTCATATCCGATTTGAACTTGAATTATATGTCCGCCACAATGAGGACAAAAGTCTGGCTGGAGCAGTTTCCACAATTCATATTGTTTCGGAGATGGCTTAAATTGAATCGTCAGTTGTTTTGGTGCTTTTAATCCATTTGCCATTATCTTCGTTTATGAAGAATAGCTGTTGGATTATATATAAGATAAAAGGCAGCTCAAATTCATCGAACTGCCTTTTATATTGCTTATTGATTAGTTTTTAACCATGCCAAGTTTCATCAAAATCATGTACGACATCAATTAATGCTTGTGCCATTTGTTCTTTTAGCTGTGTAACTACAGCTTGATTATCGGCATTAGATAAATCTACCTTGTCAACATTCATTAGATTTTCAATATTCACAATTACTTGTTTAGGGGCAGCTGAATTATTCTTATAATTTGATTTATAATCATTATTATAGTCATGTTGACCTTTCCTTAAGTCATTAGCACCTCCATCAATATTGGTATAGTCACCAGCACCTTTATTGCCAATCAATGCACCAACTTGACTTGGTGTATACGATAATGTGGAAAATGCTTTATTGGTCTTCCACCCCAATCCATTGCTTCTATTAAATAAATTGAAGCCAGTATTTAAGCCAGAGCCAAAATTCAAAGTTGGAACAGACCAAGGCGAATTAAATAAACCGGTTGATCCGAAGTTGCTGCTTCCTATAGAAATGCTGTTACTTAATGTACTTCCATTATAATTCAATCCCGGGGTGAACGAAAATCCACTAAATGAAGTTGTATTGAAACGTGGCAGCATACTATTCCACATACTAGTCCAATTGTAGCCTCCTATAGTTGCACCTAAATTCCAAATAGAGTTATTTAAGGAACCAAAATTGCTGGACAATGTCGAGACATACAGTACATTATCATTCACTATTTGATTCCAAACACCCTTAGAAGCGTCCCACTGAAGGGTAAGATTGCCAAATTGTTTAATCTGGTTATCAAATTCCCCAACTATGTCTTCGCCAGTTCCTAAGAACGCCTGAGCTTGTCCAATCAAGGCATTGGTAAATGTCATTAAAGATTCTGCTGCTGGACTGCTATCAAGTTTCAAAAGGCGAAGTGCTTCTTGAATATCTTGCATAGCTTTCAAGGCTGTCTGAGCATTTGATTGAGCATCGGCCCCCCTATATTCATGGAAAGTGTTATCCCAGAAGCCAAACGAATGATACCAGTCACCAATATTGGTTGGATCATAGTTTGAGATAGATGCGCCAGAACCATTAACCAATCCGTTTTTCAACAAATCAACAATGTGGCCTTCTGTTAAATAATTGCCTTCTTTTGCATCGAGGAAATTATTTATAGCGGTTTTCATTGGTTGCACCACTTGTTCAAGCTGTTCCCACACTTCAGTTCGAGCGACATATGAGTTGAGCATACGGTCATACGACCAGTTGTTCAGCTGATATTCATTTTCATTAAACTGATCGGGACGAATGAGTCCTTTTAGTTTGCTGGGGTCATTTTCAGAACGATAAAAGTCCCAAAAAGAATTCCATTCTGATTTTGTTTGTCCGAGCAATAGCCTTCTCTTGACACCAGCAGTTATGTCAGCCACTCTTTGAGTATAAAAATCACCGTTTATTAACTCAAATGTTGCAGCAGCATCATTAGCTAATGCCTTATCTACATGACCAAATGGATTGCGATAATTATATATTATACTATTATCACCAGACCCTATACGATATTGATAATTACCATGAGTGATATGTTCAAGCCCAAGTCGATTTTTAGACCCCCATTGAGAGAACATGGAAATAAGACTATCATGTTTATCTCTCCCTCCCATATCAAGAATACTGTCTCGCTTCTCTTTGAACGCTCCACTTGCACTATTTATAGATTCTTGGGCTTTCAAACCAAGTAACTCCCTATACATATCAAGACGGCCTTGAATTAATCCGTTAATGTCATCTTGTTTATTATATATAAGGTTCAGATAACGCATGGTGGTGTCTGAGGAATTCGTGATGACACCGTTAGCTATTTTGTTACTTTCTGCGAAATTTTTGAATCCATCTACAACTTGTTTGACTCTTTCCAGATGTCCTAAATATTGCATGATACCACCGGCTATACCCAAAACCGCTGCTGCGCCCCATCCCCAAGGCCCACCAACCATTGCTGCAACACCAGCGGCCCCATATAGCCCACCAGATATTTGATCTTCGGTAGTTGCATCTTCACGAGTAATTTGAGCAATTCCAGCACTAATGCCAAGACCGCCAATAAGACTTCCTCCAACAGATTTGGTTGCATTCCATGCCTGCGCACGGGCTAATCTACGGTTGTATATTTTACGATGTTTCTTGTATTGGGCAACTGCTGCTGCATTCCATGCGTTAGCCTCAGCTTCTAAAGGAGAGCCCATATCGGCATACATCAGATGTGGTCTGCGCAATTCCAATCCTCGCATAGCCTTGGCTTTTTGGGCATGTGTAACACCTCCGAGGAAGCCCAAAGGCCCACCATATAAAGCCTTGCCTCCATTTGCAACAGAACCAACAGCCGCGCCACCGGTCATAGCACCATTAAGTTTCCACATAGCAGCTGATAAAGATGTGATACCCGCCGCAACACCTTTAATTGCTTGTAAACTTAATATGATAGTCTTAAACGCAGCGAGACCCTTTACCACCGGCCATATCATCAATGAGAATTTAGCCCAAGCCATAATTAATGGCTTAAAGAGCTCCCACATTCCATAGAATTTTTTAGACACACCTACTATAATTTTACCAAATTCCACAAATGTTTTGAACATTTCTTGGAACATTTCTTGTGCTCGTTGTGTCTTTAAAAAATTGATGGTTGATTTTAAAAACTCACGGATAGTTCCTTGTATGCCACTAAAGGCTTTAACACCATCGTCAGTAAACACTGAAGTCAATTGTGCCCATAGACCTTGTAAAGTGTTTTTCTTTTCATCAGCAAGTTTAGATGACATGCCATCAGATAAGAAGTTTTCAATAATAACTTCGTTCCATTTGGTTACATGGTCAGCAAGTGCCACTGCTCCTTGTGCAGCAGTCTTATGGAACAATCGGTAGAATTGATCCACAGACACATTGTTATCGTGTAGCTGTTGAAATATTTGAACCAATGATTTGCCTTCAGTTTTGATACCAACTTCATCCCAAGCCGCTCTTTGCTTTTTGGTTGGGTTCAATATATTTGCCAACAAAGTACGCATAGTAGTACCTGCCTGAGAACCTTTTATACCCGCATCTCCCAAAACACCAATTGCCGCCGCAGATTCTTTAAAATCAACGCCACCAGCAGACAAAAGGGCTGCTGAATATTTATAGGCTTCAGCAATTTCAGTCAATGTTGTATTGGACATAGTGAATGTATTGGTCATTATGTCAGCAGTACGCCTCATCTGGGACGGATGGATGTTGTACGCTGTCATAATGTTTGTTACCAAGTCTGCTGTTTCCCCTAAATCGGTGTCACCCACCAATGCTATATCCGCAATCGGTCTAATAGCTTGATTAATAGCATCTACTTTTAGACCGGCCATTGCAAGGAATTTTGCCGCGTCAGCCACTTCCGTAATAGTGTACTTGGTTTCCATGCCCACATTGCGGATTGTGTTTGTCATCCCAGCGAATCGACCACTGAAATTGCCCTGTTGATCATGAGATTTTAGGATGTTCTCAACTGTTTTCATGGTATTGTCGTATTCAGCAGACTGAGTGACAATATTTGAAAACATCGAACCAATGCCAGCAATTCCATAGGCAATTCCCATGCCTTTGAGCATATCTATCGCCATTCCGCCATTATTAGGCAGAGGTGTTGGGCCTAACAATTTATATGTTAGATTATTTGGCTTTGCACTCCAAAATTGACGTGGAGTATAGGATGTGCGTGACCCATAAGCATTTCGAGCACCAGACGGTCTCCATCGAGCAGTTGATTGGGTTGGCGGAATGTATTTGCCATCAGGAGTCGATGCAATTGGAGCATTTCGCATTTCTGGAGTGATTCCATGACGTGCTAATATGGCATCACGATTGCTTCGTAGATATTCCAAACGTCGTGCTTGACGGGCAGCTTTCTCAGCAAGAGCTTCAGGAGTTCTGGCGGCACGTCTCGCATCCCACCTACGTTGAATGTCTTCCGCACGATATGCCCTAAGACGTTCATTGTATGCGGCACGTTCAAGTTTTTGCTGTCGATAACGCTCTTGGTTTTCAAGTCGGGCCTGAGCATCTATTCTTTTCAATTCTCTGGCCGATGGCGTACTATTAGGGTAATGGTGTGATGCCCATGCTTGTTTAGCTCGTGGGCTCCATCCGTATGGATAACGTTCATCGAGTGCGGCCATAGACATTTTACGCATCCCATGAGGCGTGAGTGGGGAATGTTCAGTTTTGCCTACATAGCCAGCAGCCATTGGAGCCGTAGTCTGTTGTCCAGATGTTGTAGTACGACTGCCACGACCACCTCGTACTGGCCCCATTGTAGTACCAGCCAAAGTAGCCTTTAGCTCACGCGCTATAACAAGCAATTCATTTAATTGCTCTTTAGCGTGGGCTGTATTAAGTTGCAATTGTTGCTTACGAAGACCTGCAAGTGTGTCATTAACGCTTTTGACTTGACGCTGCAATTCTGTCAAATGTTTTCCAGCACCAGACAAACTCGTTAAAGCAGTCTTAAATTTGTTAATCGCTTCAATTGCAGGAGAAGAGAAAACCTCTATGTGATATTGAACCTGATATTCCTGCATTGCTTAGTATTTTATCAAGAATAGAGGTTATGAGAAGGCGGTGTTCGTAAAACAAAAGGCTACACGAGATTTCTCCCATGTAGCCTTCAGATATGATAGTAAGAAAATTAGCCGATTGTCACGATACGAATACCAAAACCAATCATCACGCCAACAATTGTGAGTGCCCAGTCAATAATATCGGCTTTGCCACCCCAAGCGTGGTCTTTGAATTCGAGAGCTGATGAGACAATAACGCCAGTGTAAGTGGCGCAATATACATCATCGGCTCCAAATCCGACGAGGGCTCCACATCCAAGATGTTTGCCTCGATCACTGGTCTTTAGCCACTCCCAGCAACGTTTGAGAAACTTCTTCATTTTGTTACAAGCTCCCAGTCATGAGCGAACACGTCGGCAATCGAGGGAGTCCACGAATCGGCCTGTCCAGTTTCAGAATTGAAGATTAAGCACTGAGCAAAGTAGTCGATGTGGCCCCCGCTTGCAAGAACAAGACGCTTGGCCTCTTCAGGGAGTGACTGCATCCTTGGAATAACCTCAGACGGGATGTGGGCCGGGACCTGCTTGAACACCATAAGCCCTTTGTTATTCCAACCATTACGTCGGATTACAAAACCTTCACGGAGCATAGGTAGAATTTGCTCGAATGAGAGGCCGGAGGGATGACACGCCTCATTCCCCTCCATACATAACTGCCTAAGAGCCGCAAGGTTGAGGTATGCGCACATAGTATTGAATTGTGCGATAAGGAAAGCGCGTGTACCGAGTGGCAGAGCCTTAAAGTCTTCGCCATCGTTTTTGTTGAAGATGAAGTACCCAAGTTTATCTGCCCTTTGTTTAAGGTCGGCAATCTCGATGTTTAGTCGATCGAGAGGAGTTTCAGATACCTTGTAAGCGTCCTCAAACACTTCAGCTGGCGTCCACGACTCGTAGCCATCAGGGTAAACTACATAATAGCCTTTATTGTCGTTGTATTCCTCAACATAGGCGTTTTCGCGGATAAGGCCACGCTCATGTGCCTCTCCGTAGGTCATTGGCTCTGCTTTGACCGTCTTTGTTCCTATATATGTTTTCATTTGCTCCAGTTTTTGTTGCATTTTACATTGTCTGGAAGATCTGTGAGATTCCAGTCGGCGTAGGAATCGGAGAATTCCACTTCATCGAAGTGCTCTGCAAGAGTGATGATGCCCTTGGGGTTCACCATGTGGGTAACATACACCTTGAGGAAGGCATCTGGGGCGATTTCACGAAGTTTCTCAGCAATACCAGCGAATGTGCCGCCACCATCGCAAAGATCATCGACCACGCAGATAGAGCCACCTTTGTAAACTTCTGGGTTGAGGATTTTGAATCCAGAGAGTTGGCCGGTCTCAGGATCACGCTCCTTACTGCAAAGGATTATCTTGTCAGAAGGACGCTCAGGGGAATGACTGAACTGATGAGCATAACGCTCAATAGCTCCAGCATCTGGGAAGCAGTAGTAGTCAGCGGTAGCTACAAAGGCGACATTTGCATATTGACAATCACAGTTGTTGATAAGTGAGACTGCTTTTTTGGAATGAGCTTCCACCAGTGTAACTCGAATTGGCTTGATGCTGTTAATGACATCTGCTACCAACTTCAGACTGAACGCCTCATTGAATGAAACTACGCGATCCATTCGCATACCCATCAGATATGTGATGTAGAGTGAAATGGTGACTCCATGTCGGTTAAGAATGTCACCAAGCTGCATGAGAATGAACAAATCATCCGCATTTGCAATGCGTGTAATGATGAGTGTATGCTTTTTGTGGTCGATTTCACTGTCGATAACGATATGTTTTTCGCTATCAGGAAATTCGACAATGTGATATTTGATTGAGCCCTTATCAGGATTGATAAGATTTATTTCTTGTACTCGCATATTATCGAATTGTATTGTTTACGTTATCTCGGATTTCAGATAGACTCCAGTCTTTAAGCAGCTTGCCATCTTCAAAGACTGTTTGTAGTTCACCGGTTGCTTCAACTTCGGCTGATACTTGGTCGATGGCATAGAAATTACCCATCTGGTCCTTCTTGATACAAATTAACCCTTTGAGGGACTTCTTAACGCCATTGTCTGTTTTGGGGTCCTTGAATATTTCACGTCCTTCACCATTGACTTGACACCAAGTGGCTTTCATTGCAAAGCCTAAAGAATCGCGAGATTTAAACTGATAAGTAAATGAGCCAACGCCAAGCACAAGATTGGTTGCAGCAAAACCTTTGGCTTCTAATCTGCGATAAATCTCCTTCTGACGTTCAAGAGTGATGGAGTCGCCATAAATCAATCCAATCTTAGGATTAAGCACCTTATAGCCAGCAGTATTAACTGTTCCTCCGAAAATTTCCCAAAGGATTTCATATGCACCTTTGATGACAGCTTCGTTTTCTGCAATTTCTTGGAAAGTCATTTCCTTGACATCTTCAGGGTCTAAGCCACATATAATGTCAACCGGATCTCCACTGTCAGGACGAATTACTACACGTCCATCACGAGCTTCGATGATGTCTTTTAACTGAGGGAGATATTCTGTCATCACTTTCCAGAAATCCCAAGTATCGCTGACAATCGAGACAAAGCCGCTGGGATATACTTCGGTGATGAGTCTGCGGAATGTTTCCAGCTCATCTTCTTTTCCACCGGCACACATAACTGAATGCTCGGTAGCTGGCACTGTTCCGGCAATCAGTTCCTTTGAAGCATCAGCGTTATAATACTTCTCAATTGCAGCAATCGCTGGAATTGTTTCACTACCGGTAAAAGAAGTCATGTGACCCATTCCCGACATCACAGCAGCTTCGACACCGGCCATGCCTCTCATTGAAAAATCGTGGCACAAGAAATCCAGACCGGGCATAGTAACAAAACCAGTCTTGATTGCGTGACGGACCAACTCTTGCTTGTATAAACGAGCTGAGGTTGCAGATGTCATCGGGAGCCACAAAGTTGTTGAGATGAGGGTTTCAAAGTAGTTGGTGAGCCAGAAAAATTTGTCCTTAGTGTTAACGATTGTGAGAGCTGGAACACGAATTGGACAAAGAGAGCCTTCTGGAAGTGCTTTGATTCGTAGCGGAAGATAACCTAAGTCATGGAGAGCTGCTACATGCTCAGAACCTACTTGATTGTCTGGACCCAAGAATGTATTGATGCGTCGAGTCCATAAATCAATTACTTGGTCTTTAGGTTTTGCGAAGAATTCCTCATTTATTTGTTTAATGAGGTACTCCTTGATAAAATACTGAATGCCAAATACCACAGCACCATCTTTAGCCTCCGGATAATGGGTGTGGCTGCGTGGTGTCCAGTTGGCATACACTCTTTCAGTCCCTTTTGGGTACTGTCTTCGATGGTCTAACTTGTAGCCATCGGTAAGCAAAATTGCTTCTTGCGACATGTTTGTGATTCATGTAATGTTGTTTTGCGGTGAGATATACAAATTCACTTATATTGTCAAGTTTGGAATCAATAAGGGAGATTAACGACCCCCATATAACTATTGATGCGCAAACCTTGTTCTGTCATTTCAGTCTGAAACTTTATCAATCCTCTGCTTAGGAATGTTTCGCTATATTTACGCGCCATATCACACATCGCCTGATTAATATATTGAGAGCGACTGTCTTCTGGAATGTTATAATATAGACGAGAACTAATAATTTGTTCCTGACAGATTTTTTCAATCCGTGTTGAGGATTCAGAATATATTCCCATCTTCATATTGGGAAGAATCAAAGGATTTGGAGATAACTTATCTGCCCAATTTCTGAGAATATTTGCGATTTTTGTTTTAAGTTTCATGCTGTTTATAATTTGTCGTCCTGTCCAGACTCGAACTGGAACCTTCAGAGCCAAAATCTGACGTGCTGACCAATTGACACCACAGGACAAGATTTATCGGTTAAAGACTTTAACAAACCCTCCGATTATGACACAAATGAATAGGACTGCCAATACGATGGCGAAAGGCCCCCAAAGTGGAGCAAGCACCCACCACCACGACCAAGTAATGATATTACACAGTTTCAGTGTAATGAAAATCAATCCAAGGATCGCTAAAAATGGGAAACTGGTTGAAGTGGTTTTCTGAATATTTGCCATAGTTTTTATATTAATGGTTTTGCGGAAGCGATGAGACTCGAACTCATAAGCCGGTTTCCCGACAGGCACGTTAGCAGTGTGCTGGTTTGACCAATTCACCCACACTTCCAATTTGCAGCGCATACCGGACTCGAACCGGCGATCTCCTCCGTGACAGGGAGGCGTCCACTCCAACTGAACTGATGCGCTATATATTGTATGGGTGACAGGGCTCGAACCTGCGACATCTACATCCCAAATGTAGCACTCTACCAACTGAGCTACACCCATATATTGCAAGTCGTGAAGGATTTGAACCTCCGAAATTTGGTTTTGGAGACCAACGCAATAGACCACTCTGCCAACGACTTGTGTTAGAGGGCATGGTGGGGGTCGAACCCACGACCTGACGGTTAACAGCCGCCTGCTCTACCACTGAGCTACAAACCCATTATAGACACTCTTGTCAGAATCGAACTGACGTGTACGGTTTTGCAGACCGCCGCCTCGCCACTCGGCCAAAGAGTGTTGTGGACCCGACAAGAATCGAACTTGTGCCCTTCGACTTATGAGGTCGCTGCTCTAACCAACTGAGCTACAGATCCATTTGGGTGATAGATGGAAGTTGAACCCATGACCTCCTGATTCACAGACAGGTGCTCTAACCACCTAAGCTACTAACACCGTGGATTGAGATGGATTTGAACCACCGACGCTTGGCTCTTCAGGCCAACGCTCTACCACTGAGCTATCAATCCTTAATGTACCCCCACCGGGAATCGAACCCGGATTTCAAGAATGAAAATCTTGCGTCCTAACCTTTAGACGACAGGGACATTGGTGGAAGCAGAAGGACTCGAACCTACGAACTCCGAAGAGGGCAGTTTTACAGACTGCTGCCGTTGCCGCTTGGCTATACTTCCATTTGTCGGAAAAGATGGACTCGAACCAACGACCTTCTGCGTATCAGGCAGATGCTCTAACCAACTGAGCTATTTTCCGATAAACTCAGCGATTCTCACGAACCACTGAGAAAGATTGAATTATGTGCAATTTAAACCATGTCAGACAATCGGGACTCGAACCCGAAACCGTTCCACCTTTTCGGTAGCTGCTCTGTCCAATTGAGCTATTGTCTGTGCGCCCGCTACGCAACTGAAGCGTTTCCCAACGACTCAGTACCTCCGACGCGTCTAAAACAATCTTTTCAACCTTAAAACAAAACCACAATAAACTAAAACCCTAAGAGCCACTTGCAAGACTCGAACTTGCGACCCCGATATTACAAGTATCGTGCTCTACCAACTGAGCTAAAGAGGCATACGGAATAAGTTGTTTACGCTTACCCCCAACTCCGATGACGGCCTTGCTCGGAGAAACACCGCCAGCTAACGTTCTGGCTCCGCGACTTACCAACCTCACCAGTTGTCTCTGGTATTGAGGTGCCGGAGGCTTTTCGATCCCTCGATCATTTCAGCAGTTAGAACTCGTCAAGTTGCTGAAAGGTGCGCACAAAGGCTGCGGTGGTTCGGGTAGGACTTGAACCTACGTCATTCCGGTAGTTAACCGGTTGCTCTTACATGTACCTACTGAGCTACCAAACCTTGTAGTGGAGCCATCGGGAGTCGAACCCGAAACCTTCTGAATGCAAATCAGACGCTCTACCAATTAGAGCTATGACCCCAAATCCGCAAAGACACAAAGGGGATTGCGCCTTTGCGGTGTGTTTACATTTTCCACATACCGAAATGTTCTCTCCAGTCAAGATAGTTGTTTGCACTTTCATAGAAGTACGCTTCTTTCTCAAAAGAGATATTTCGGTAAGCATTGCCGGGAAGAAAGAGTCTGGCAAGCCATTCCAACACATAAATAATGTAGAAGAAAATGTAGCCAAGTTCTTTCATCTGAGCAGTGTGGATCTTTTCGTGATTCCATAACCGTTCAGAGATTTTGACATCATTGCGTACAAATAAAACTCCGAAGAGATTGATAGCAGCAAATCCGGGGAACGGTATGAATGAATTGCGGATTATTTTCATCGTCTGACATTCCACATAGTGCTGGATGTGCCGCCATCAAAAAGTACGTCAATATTTGCACCCTGTTTGGCCGCAATCACATCCCATGCTTTCAGGCTGATAAACTGTTCCGCAGTAAGACCCATTTCTCGCTGGTATGCCTTGTCAGACACAGCACGTTGTCGTTCAGCCTGCTCTCGTGCAACCTCAGTTTCGTAACGCCGCTCCTGAGTCTGTTTGGCCTGAATCTGTGCCGCAGTGTTATTCATTTCCTTTAGCTGTGCGTCATTAGGGATTGCGCGTCCTGTAATGACATTTTCAACAACGACAGGAAACTCCTTCTGGGTGGACAACCGGGCAATATGTCGAATCATATCGGCTTTAACACATGAGTCGATGTGTGCGACAACCTCTCGGTTGCTGGTAAGGTCAAACGGGGAATACTGAGAAACATAGTGTCGAGTGAGGTTGTTGTAAACTTCCTTGATATTGTTCTCATACCAGTTGACACCATAATTCTTCAGAAGAACGGGACTCTTGCCTTTCTCGATTCGGAGAATAATCTGAGTCTTGAAATCCAGAGGGGTGTTTTCATTAGAAATGATGTCATCCAGCGTTTCCTCGTAACGGACAGGAGTTACTTTGAAGGTTTCGCTTGAAGTGCTCCAGAAGCACCAAGTAAGACCGGTCTCAGCGGGTTCCATGTCCACGCCACCATGTCCGAAAAACCACGGCTTAGTGATCAACACTGCTTCTTCATCAGCGTCAGGGCACACGCCGTGACAGCTGGAAACGGCAACGCACATAATTAGTGCGAGAAATAGTTTAATGAAATGTTTCATAATTGTTTGGTTTGTTAAAATGTCAATGTTCTCTTTTGTGGGCTAACCGAGACTCGAACTCGGACACCGATGGTACAGCATTTTGAGTGCTGCGTGTCTACCAATTCCGCCATTAGCCCTTATGTGCTCCGACTGGGAGTCGAACCCAGACGGTCACTATGACCAAGGGATTTTAAGTCCCTCGCGTCTACCATTCCGCCACCGGAGCTTAGAAGTTTATTTAAGCCACCGAATTAACATGGACAGCAGCCAACCGTGACGTACTTTAGTCTGTTTCAACTCCTTCTTTTGGAGCTTTAGCATCGCTATCTCAGCCTTATGTGCAGCAATTTTGTTGTCAATATCGGCATTAAGCAATGCGATTTCAGATTGATTGTCTTGCAGTGATCTAATCACTGAATCACGACGGTTGTTGAATACTGTGTCCATATCTTTTAGAATTTGTTGGTGGGCCACGCAGGACTCGAACCTGCACACCTTTCGATACTGGTTCCTAAGACCAGCGCGTCTACCATTTCGCCAGTAGCCCGATTTTGCTGAGAGTGGTGAACCTCTCAGCTGGCTCCCTATATTGGTGAGTGCCTTTGTAGCGGGAGAAGCACTCGAACCTACGACCT